GTTGGACTCGAACCAACGACCCTGCGGTTAACAGCCGCATGCTCTACCAACTGAGCTAAGGAGGAATGTATAAAGGGCTACCCCGAATGGAGTAGCCCATTTTTACTGTAGACTGATATCGTATGAACAGCGTATGCCATATTCGTCGCACACGCATACCATTTGCTCTGCTTTGCCGACAATTCTTTTCTGGACGCAATAGTCATCCATGCCAAGAAAACTACCGGCCATAATTGTCTTTACGCCTTGAACCTCATCAGTCTTATTATGATGAAGGTGCCCAGACAAGACAGCGTACAACTGCCTGCCGGCCATTGCCTGTAAAGCTTGGATTTTCGACGCGCTTCCATCAAAGTCACCATGAACGCCACAATATGTTTTCCCACGCACATCTATCAGATAAATAGTGTGGTCGATTTTGTCTCCACCGCCAATTGTGATGTTATCAAAGTTTTGCAGCCTTGCATCGAGGTACCACTCGACGAGGTCATCTAATCTTTCACTGATAAGAGCCTTGTCTTTGTTTGGCTCGATTCTGCTATGATTTCCGGCAACACTGATAAAAGTAACATGATTAAAATGGTTGCTTAGTTCAGCAAGGAATTCTGCGATTAACTCTGATACACCTTTGATTTGTTCAATGACATTCTCCTTGTTCGTCACTGAAATCGATTGGTGTATATTACCGCTAATTTCGTCTCCATTTGCCCACACAATGCAATTCTCACTTCTATGCGTATCCCTTATGGAAATAATGCGGTCGAGATATCGACACATCATTTCCCTACAAATATCTGAGTTGTATGTATTCCAGAAGTTAGACACATTAGCTCCATAATGAATGTCGTTCAAACTAATAAGCAGGTCATTGTCTGACTGCTCAACTGTATTTCTTTCGTAACACAGCTGCGGCAGCACACCGCTTTTAACTGCTTCGACCAAGATTTCGTTTAACTCTTCTTGCCTTGAACGCTCACGGACTAATCTGTTGAACGCATTTCTTTGGTCATAGAACTTCTGCCGCTCAATTTGCAGCTCAATTTTCTTTGCATCAAGGGCAGACAGTGTATCTGCATCTTGGATAGATGCTTCTCCATCACGCTCTATGGCTTCAATCAAAGCCTTCATCCCGTACATTCTTTTCCTAACTTCGCTGGAGTTAAAGCAGTTTCCCTCACCAAACAAGCGTTCACTAAGTTCTTCGTAATCATCGTCAATGGTGCGGTCAACAAGCTTACCGATTACGATGTCACGCATCTCTTTATAGCTCGCTGTATTGGTAATGGTTTACACATCCTTTCTCTTTGAAGTTGGGCTCTTGCCACGCAGCGTATTCAGCATGCGCATTGGAGCAGCGGCTTCAACCATATAATAGTGGTGCCGCTTGGAATCTTGCTTCATAGTTCTAACGATATGGACGTTAGGATACTTTTCGCAAATGGCGTTCTTTTCGGACAGTGTAATAGCAATCACTTGAATATCATCCTTTTTATCAAAAATTTTTTATATTATTCTACCAATACTGTACTGTATCAAACACCCTTAAAACCGTTGTGGCACAACGGTTTTTTGGTGTTCATTTTTGTCAACATAATTAACTTTTCAATGCATTGCGATGTCGCATAACCGAGTCTACTTTTTGCTTTGTATGTAATTCCACAGCACAGCTTGGGCAATATTTCTGCCGGCGTCCCCGTGACGGCTCCTGGATTTTAGTAGTAATCCCACAGTTCACACACTCAAAATATGGTTCTCCATAATATTTGAGGTATTGGTATCCGAGGTTCCGGAAGTCTTGAATATGTAACGCAGTGTCTCCGTCTTCCATGAAAAGTATTTGTACGTTTAGGTTATCAATCTTCTTGGAAAACCTAATGAGCCCCGCGTTTCTAAGTTCTGCAAACATCAGACTCTGTCTCTTAATTGACGTTTTAATGTTTGCCATCTGCATTATCTCTTTATCTGGACTGTTTACCCAATGGTTGTTCTGTTCAGATACACAATCCCAATACTTTGCAACGCACAATAGGGTAAATGCGAGACGGCGAATCTGCTTCCCACCAAGTTCCTCTATCCTTTTCATCTCCTGTTTTGAGATATCTATTCCGTCCAGACGAATCAGTGGGTACTTGGTCGAATTCTTTACAACCCTATCAAGGACATCAGACCAGTATACAAGCGATACCTGCGGGTCACATTGCATCATAAAAGAGTCTAACAGCTTCCTGATTTCTCGTTTGCTGTAATGATTTGCAACGTAATATTTTGAGACGCGGCTAAGCGTCTCAATCGGTTTCTTGCCGAGCTCGTGGTTATTGATAGCACGTTCTGCCCATTCATACTCATTGAGGACTATGCTCATCTGATTCCTCCAATCTATATTTCATGACGGTAAATCTGTTTCCGCCGAATGTAATATCTCCATCCACATCTAAAGTCGGATAAGAAATTATTCCACCATTTCTATTGAGAAGGTTTTGGATTATCTCGTCGCCACACATTTCCCAAGCGAATCGTTTTGTAGAGCTTTTTTGATAGCAGATATCCAGGACAATGTTGCATAGGGCAAATCTGTCCGGACATTCCTTTGTACACTCCTGAATGAACTCGTTCCTCATTTCAAGCATCCGAGAGAATGTGTCATATTCATCTACTCTCTCATAGCTCGCAAACACAGCATAGTTCCTAAGCCGCTTATTATAGCTCTCATACAATTTCGAAATAGCGTTGAATTGTGAGCGGCTATATTCAGCATCGCTCTTCATGATTGTATAATCAAACTCTGTGTCTGCATTGTGTCTTCCAAGGTAACCATCAAACTCTCTCTCAAAGCGTCTGCAAATACGATTCATTACACAGTCGTTATTGCCAACCGGCATTCTGCTATGGTAATACCGGATGAAGTCCTTTTGACGCTCAGTTTGTTCAGACGCCGGAATCTCCATCAACTCGTCAACAGTCATTTGGAACTCTCTCATGGCATTTTTGTTCGTGTTCTTTATGTATGTGTTGTATTGCTTCATAAGGGCAGGGTAGATGATGCGCATGAAATATGGCTTCTTATCGGCAACAAGCTTTTGATAGAATCGTCTCGTCTCGGCATCTTCTATCATGTTAACGCTGTGCCTGTCATGCCATTCTCGCGGCATTGGTTTCGCAATGATTCCCTTTGCTTTGTCGATTGCATTCTGTTGGAAAAGCTGGCCGCATTTGATTCTGTAGTCCAGCTCCTCGTATTCTTTACTGCCCTTTTGGAACTGAGCCTGCACATCGAACATCGAGGTAATCCAGTTGGTTGTCTTTCCGATATCGTCACCAAAGCTGTCTATGTTCGCTTGTATGGAATCTTCTTCACTTACAATCTTCTTTTTTGCCTTACGCTGTACGCACATTAACGCAGGAAGAACCTTCAGCTTATCGACCAATACCTTGTTGTCAGTGAGCATTACAAGGTCTCCGTCCTTGTCCATGCCGTTGAGCGCATGCGCCGCAGTATCCCATGAATTGAATAACGTACAAGTCTTCATATGCTGGTACCAGTAGCTTGCATCTTCGCTGCGATGTGGATGTACAAGACGTATGTTATTATGGCACGTCATAGGAGCACGGAAGCAAGCAAGGCTATCTATTCCTTTGCTGCACCAGTATGCGTTGTATATCTCGCCCGATTTGAGAAGCCCAGTTACTGTAAGCCCGAAGATGTTCTGGCACAAAGAAAACGGGTCTCCACAAACGATAGAATAGTTACCATGAACTTTGAGGACTCCGACCTTTGCTTCGTTGATACGGTTCTTAATCATTTGATAAATACAGTTCTGGACATACGGGTCGTCAATCATACGAGGTTCAATCATCAGCGCCTTCGCAAAGTCATTGTCTGTACGGCCGATATTGTCCTCATTCATTCCAGCCCCCTTTAGGAACAAGACAGTCTTAACCGGGTCTGCGTAAAGAACATCTTTAATCTCATCCATAGTTGGCCGGATAAGTTCTTCGATATCTTCATCGCTCAGGTCATAACTTTGTATGAACTGATAGTTGAGAGTTCTTTCTTGCTCCAATTCTTTCGGGCATGTCTTGGCAATGCCAAATGTGTACCCGTTATCCAAGCAATTGCGGATATAGTCTTCGCAGCTGTCGTATGAGTCCCACAGCTTTAACATAGATGTCGTAAGGATAAGCTCCACACTACGAACATCTACGTCGTTCCCCCATGCGTCTTTTACAAAATAGGAGCCTGCAATCTTCTCAGCAAAATCCAGAAAATCAAACGTGAACACCATTCCTTTTTCCCATGAAAATCTGGTGTTTACGCCGCTCACCGTGTAGTCGAGTTCGAGCTCTTCGCTCCACCGCTTTGCAAGAGATGGGAGCATCAATCCATATCCGTCTGACTCGTTGAGCTGGACAGGAACCTGCTTCCGCTCCTCCATGACTGGCTCTCCGCTGTTTTCATCATTCAAATAGATGATATCGGATAAGAACTCCGTCTCACAGTCGCTTACAACAAGAACACCATGAGGCATAGATACCGGAATAGATGCGCTGCAGGTCAAAGCCTTATACGCCTCTAACTTCGCAGGAACCATTTCCTTCTCCATGTTTCTCCCGTTATCAATGCGGCGCTTGATTTCATCAGCGTGCCGTGCACTAATGAAAACGATTGTCTCGTTCTTAACTCCGCCGTTGGTTCCAAGTAAGCGCTGGTACTTCATCCCGTTGATACTGAATCCTTTGCACGCTCGGTGATAGTCCTTCTCTCGGTCAATAATTACACAAAGGTAATCTGGCTTGAACTGCACGTCATCGAGGTCTGCATAGAGCTTTTTAATTTTTCTCCTATTTTGGACGCTATTAGGCTCTCTCCTCAGCCTGCGTATTTCCATCTTGATTTCACGAGCATGGCTTTCGGCATCCGTAATTCCATTTAGTTCATCGAGCCACCGCAACACCTGGCTATCTGCCAGAGAAATCACTTCATCATTCTTTCTCGCCTCTGCTACAGGAAGCGTCAGTTTCCACTTCGCCTTTCGTAACCGGCTGCTGTGAAGCTTGAATATGTACTTCTGACATACTAATTGCTTAGCCAGTATCATTCACCTCTCTTGTGGTTTATTTAATTGAGTTGATAGGTTAAAAAGAAGATTACCATCCAGATGTGTACTGAGCCCAGGCATCTCGATATTCGGTTCTTCCTTCTTCTATGTATTCTTCGATTTCGCTCCAGTCGTCATCTAACGGAGCATAGAAGTCACAATCTTCTGCGGAGTGGCACTGCCCTCCAAATACACAGGTTTTGCATTTATCATTACTCAAATGTTTGTCCTCCTTTACTGGTACTATTCATCCAGTCGATAAGCAGCTTACGCATTCGGCTGCTTGGTATGTATAGATTGATGGGCTCATTGTCCCGTATGGCACTTCTCCAAATCCATTGGAGCATTTCGGATAGGGCAAAATGGTCTGAGTTGATTTCGATATCTCTCTCAGAAAAGAATTTAAGCAGGTTGGGGTCAACGAACCGATTTGCCATATACGCAATGTCAGTTCGGTCTCGATACTCATTCGTGGCTCTCGCACTAACTTGAAGAAAATTATTACGAAAGCGTCCCGTGCGTTTGTCAGTTAATTTGTCTCTGGCATCTTTGAACGATGTCCATAGCCTTGAGTCTTGACTTCCACCCTGTATGCCTTGGAAGAACTTCTTCAGATTGCTTCGCAGCGAACGGACATCTGGGTGGTCATACCCACGGCGGTTGAACCAGTTCTTCGATAAAGCGAACTTCCCATCTCCAATCTTGTTCATTGTGTGTGAGTCAACGATATGAATTAGATTTCGGTAGTCCAGTGGAGGAGGGGAGTCTGGGGCATCCGAGAACCGGTACCCGTCTTCGTCCATCTCAACCCCAATGATACGGTAATCGAATCCAAAGAAGTCGAGATATGCCTTCTGGTATTGTCCATCGAATAGATAGGTGAGCATGAACACTTCATCAAACGAACGGAGCATATCCGGGTTCATTACGTTGAGCAGCGCACTGTCAATCATGCGAAGGGAGCCGGCGTCAGCAAGCTCCTTGTAGTCACAGAACCTTCCGTCATAATCTTTATCTTTCCAGCGGATGACTCCATTCTCGTTTACATCGGCAAGCTGGTTTATGATAAGCTCAAAATCCTTGTCAGTCACATTAAGACGCTCTATGACCTGGATGCTCTCATCTATAATGAGCGAATAGTGGTTTGCTCTTACAAGCTCTAAAGCATCTTCGTCCATGAGATAAAAGAGAGAGTGGGTAGCTGCCACGTTCTTTCCCTGCCTGATGTGTGTCTTAAGTTCGGCAGACTTACTCATGTAGTCGCTGTCTGACTGGTCGAAGTCACACTGTTCGCAGATTCGGTCTACCTCGTTAAGGTACGGGGTTATGTATAGGAACTTCTTCGTTCCCTTATATCGGTTCATATACCGTATGGCTGCCGAGGACTTCCCGCGCCCCATACGTGCATCAACTACGGTGATAGTCTCCATAGGCAAATCACCGTCTAATCATAGTGAAATCCAAAATAGAAATCACATCCTTCCTCTGGATTCGAGCCCTGGGAATAACCCCAGGACACACGATTTTTTGTCCGGTGCGAATTCGCTTGCGCTCCGTTGACACTACGCTCCCGCTCCTTAGGCTGTCATCAGATTTGAGCTGCTTTTTGCTTGCTTATATTACTTTATAAGACGAGGGGTAAAAAACCGTTGCAAGACAACGCTTTTTTGAAATGACAAGGACACACGGTGTGTCCTAAATTGTTTTCGAGGATGTGTCAGTATGAAGTTGTCAAGGTGCAGGTTCGGATGCTGTTACGCAGTTACCATCGTGCTTTCCATCAGGTCGCTGTCAACCAAGTAGTTGTGGTTAACGCTTCCGAGGTTGAGGTTACGGTAAGCCTCGTCAATCTCTTCGCTGGTAATACCGATGTAGTCCAGAGTCTGTGCAGCTGTGGAATGGCCGAACATCTTCTGGAGGAGCAGAAGCTTTCTCGGGTCATTGCCGCTCATAACCATCTGGTGGTAGGCAAAGGTCTTACGCAGTGTGTGGGTTGACATCCGGTTTCCAAGTCCAAGGTCTCTTGCGATACCCTTCAGGATGGTATCTACGGATGCCCTATGGATTGGCTTGTTTAGGTTACCTCCGTTATTGGACTCACTGCGGAACATATAGTCGCTGAGTCGAACGCCTGGGGTATTCTCCAGATAGAGAGTAACCGCTTCGACAACTGCCGTGTTGATTGTGATATAGCGGTTTCTCTTATGCTTGCGTGTATTCTTGGTCTTCTTCTCAAGAATGGAGAACCGGTCTCTGAAGGTACAGTCATCATTGATGATGTTGGCGAATCGCAGTGTAATGAGGTCGCTCACACGAAGTCCAAAGTTGATGCCTACAATGAAGAGCATGTTGTCTCTGTAGCGCCCTTGCTCGATGAGGAACTGTGAGATGCGGATGATGTCCTGCATATCCTTGATAGGCTCTGCAGCGTGCTCGCTTGCAAGCTCCTGGGTAACCTCTTCAGCAGCGGGGGCGATGAGGCCGGCCTTGAGCTTACGGCAGCTCTGCTGGACGGTGGCGATATCGATGACGCCGCTATTCGCTTTTGCAAAATCTAATCTGATAACCTGAGCCATATCGATTCTCCCTTCTGTTTTACACGGCTTCAAGTGGTTTATTTTATTATCTTGATTACAGTATGATTATATCAAAATTCCTATTAGAAAACAACTCAATTTGTGGAACAACAATGGAAAAACCATGCAAAAATCATCAAAATAAAATAATAAAACAATGGCAGCTCGGTTAAGCCTTTTTCTTTTTTGTCGCATTCATTTTTGTATAAAAAGCAGCCACGCAAAAGGCTTAACCACTATTTACTCTCTGGACAAAATTAAGTCATGGAAACCCTTGTATATCAATGGAATTGCGGATGTTTTGGAGGGCAAAGTGAAAGTGGAGTGGTGCCAGTGAGATGAAGCGACTACCACAGTATTCACGGCGGCAGGGGGGGCAGAAATACCATAACCACGCCCCCAACACGACACGGCGGGAAAATGTCAGGTTGACGGGGGCGGGGGAAACAGGCCGCAGGGGACAGCAGGACGGGGCAGGGGGTTGCCCCCTTGTGACTACGGGCAGACGGTTGCAAAAAATTAGTGTTGACATTCAGCCGCCGTTATGGTACATTATCCTTGCCGGACAGGTTGCGCCGCTACTCCACACACCACACCACACAGGGGACAGCGAACACAACCCAAACCAAACCGGCAGAAAAGGACGGTACAAAAATGAACACAACCACAACCGAAACCCGCAAGGACTTTGACGCAGTCAAGCGGCAGTTTGAACAGGCACACGCAAGCGGCAACGACTACGCCGCCCCGCTGTATGACCTTGCTACGGCGGTTGCCTATTCCGTGCTAAACAAGTGCCTTGACCCGCAACGCAAGACAGCCGCAGACCGTGACGCAGTCAGCAACAACGGCAACAACCCCGCCTTGCTTGCAGTCAAGCGGGGCATAACCGCAGACCGCCGCACGCTGGACAACACACGGACAGCCGCAGACCGTGCAACCCGTATCACGTTCAACGCAGACGGGGACGCCGTGACCGTGACCGCAGACAAGGACGCCGAAAAAGGGCTTGCCGCCCTCATCGGTGAAACCCTGACGGACGGGATAGACCTTGTACAGGCCGCCGCCGTTGCCATTCTGGAACAGGCCGCCGAACACGCAGACCCCGCCGCCCCGTGGTTGGACGTTCCCTACAACGTCCGCAGACTGTCCCGCCGTGTGTATATCCGGCAGGACGATAGCGCCGCATATCGGGACGAAACCACAACCCCCATTCAGGAAGTGTATAGGGCTGTCCGCAAGGCCGTACAGGACAGCCGCGCAACGCAGACAGACCCCCGCAACGGTTATAGTTACATTGAAGAACTGACCGCCGACGGGCTGGACGTTATCTACTACCGCTTGCAGAAATACGCCGACTTGGGCGGCTACGATTGCAACGGCCTTTACACGGCAGACCGCCAGACCGCCGCAGACTATGAAACCATTGTTGAACGTCTGGAACTGACAGACCGTCAAGCGGTTGTCATTCGTCTGCGTATGCAGGGCAAGGGCAACAAGGCAATTGCAACCTATTTAGGGGTAACGCCGCAGGCCGTCCAGAATACGCTTGCAAAAATCCAGCGCAAGGCCGCAAAAATCGGGTTGACCCCCGCAGGCTACACGCCGCAGGACTGACCACAACCGAACACACAGACCGCACACGGCGGGGGCACACAGCCCCCGCCCTTTTCTTTTCTGGACTGGACAGGCAGACCCCCGCCGCCCCCGCAAGACAGCCCCGACACGCCGCACAGCGGCAGGGGGTTGCCCCCTTGCGGTTAGGGTTGCAGGGACAGCCCCGCCGCCCCCGCAAGACAGCCCCGACACGCCGCACAGCGGCAGGGGGTTGCCCCCTTGCGGTTAGGGTTGCAGGGACAGCCCCGCCGCCCCCGCAAGACAGCCCCGACACGCCGCACAGCGGCAGGGGGTTGCCCCCTTGCGGTTAGGGTTGCAGGGACAGCCCCGCCGCCCCCGCAAGACAGCCCCGACACGCCGCACAGCGGCAGGGGGTTGCAAGTTTTCTAAAGCGCAAATTCCCGAGTATTTGACTTAATGCGACCTAAGCCGGTCACAAGTCCGGTTGAAAAACGCAGAGTGAGTTTTGCTATGGGAATACAAGCGGAGATGTCCGCCACTTCCAAAAATAGCAGACAAGTCCGACTGAGGGACGATAAATCGCAGTTTTGCGGATAAAGTCCGCCGTCGCCGGTGCCACGGAGTTAGGCCGTGGGCTGAGGCTATGAAAATAGTTCTCAGGGTACGAGATTGTGAAAATCCCCGGAGGTTTGTGCCTATGAACCTAAGCGCGGCTTGCGTAACGGATGGCTATACGAGAAAGACCTTTGACGGTTATTAGTATCGTCCGAGTTTTCCACCCAAGGGTGTTGCGCTCCGAGGAGCCGAAAACAAGGACAATAGATATGAAAGCCGAATTTGGTTGAGTATTGCGAAAGTAAGAAGTTTCCCCATGATGGCATGAGTATTAGGAATGATACGCACGCCGTTAGATACTGCAACGGTCATTTGGGGCGATATGTTCCCCATAGTCCGAGTGCAGAGCCGGCGTCATGCTAAATGGGTTTATCATTGATTGAGCCGCCGAGGTTTTATACTTCGGCGGTTCGCTTGAGTGATAAACCTGTTATCACCCAAAAAATATGAAAGGGGATTTCAAGATGACCAGAGAAGAAAACACCGCCAAATTGGTACAGTTGCGGTCTGATGCGGAAGCCCTTGTCAAGGATTACAACGAGGCAGTCCAGAATGGCAAGTATGAGGACGCAACCAAGGCTGATACCAAGCTGACCGACGTGGTCAACGAGTACACCGCCACTGTCCGAGATATGTGTTTCGAGGACTGCAAGAACACCGAGAATCCGATGCTCACTGCCGTCACGACCCTGATGTTCGTGACTATCGGGGTGAAGGACGAGCAGAAGGGTGATGACAAGGTTCCCGTCCGGTCTATCGTGGACAAAGAGCGGCAGATTGACCTGCTCAAGCTCCACAAGTATTGCGGCTCCATTGGCGCAAATGAGAATTGGAGCCACATCGCGCAGAAGATGAATTTCCTGCTGACTGCGCAGAAGTGCGTTGACCTCGGTATCGACCCGAAGTCTGTCAATGACAGCTATTCCATGAGTGAGATTGCCCGTGAGTTTGATATGGGCAAGAACCCGACCAGTAAGACCAACCTGCTCAAGACTTTGCAGACGGTTATCACCGCCATGCTGGGCGAAGGCTATAAAGCTACGAGCCATGATGTGAACTTCCTGATGTCCGTGTATTCCAAGAAGAACCGCAAGGCGCTGACTGTTACCTGCGCCAATCACCGGTATTTCCGGAACTATCTGGCTGAGGTGTGTCACCGCATCGTGACCGGCAAGTCCTATGAGGTTGAGTTCCGCGCCAAGAAGGACTCCTGATTTTCGCCAATCGTGTTATCGCTGATAAAGCCGCTGAGTTTCCGCTCGGCGGCTTCAGTGAGCGATAAACCAGAAATCAAGGAGGTTTTTTATGAGCAAAAGCCTGAGTATCGTATGCCTTGGTAATGGCGACCGCTGGGTAATGAGCAATTACACCGGCGAGATTGCTAAGCCGTGGGAAATCAAAACTATTTTCGGCATGATACGGGATTTTTTCCGTTATTAAGTTACCTCCATAACCGCCCTGATGAGTCGTTGAAAATTACGACGAAACCGCCTATAACGGCGGTCGGCGGAGTTTTGCTAAGAGGCTGAGCGCCGGTTTTTGACGCCAACCCACTTCGTCCGTGCCTTTGAGGAATATCGCTAATCCTTGAAAGCGTCATAGGCGGGTTTTTGATGCGCAGGAAATCCAAGTATGGCGTCGTAGGGGCAACCTTGCGACAAAGGAAACTGCCGGTGAGAGATGAACCGGCTACACCATATGGGGTTAGGATTGAAATGCCCGGCGAGTGGTTGGACGCTAATGGAAAGTGCCTCCATATGGGAAGATAAAGTCACAATCTGTGGCTATCCAGCCATCTCTAATGCAGCTCATCGCAGTTTTTGATGAACGGTTGCAAGCCCGTGGAAATGCAGAGCAGAGAAAATGAAATAAGGAGGCGCAACTGTGACGAAGTTTGAGCAGGTCGGCGTGGAACTCCAGTATGATGCCAGAAACAAGAAAGAGGCAAACCGGAGTTTTCAGTATTCGTGCCGTGTTTGCTGTGAGCGCGGAATGCACATTGAGTGTGACAGATGCGCCATCGCAGTAACTCATGCCGTTCTCGTGGCAGCATTCGATACGGAGTCTGCCAATTCGAGAGTTATTATCCATCGAGGGTAATCTGTGGTTTCTGAAATCGCTTTGGTACGCCGTAAGAAAAGGGAAATGGCGGCGTTAAATGAGGTGGGGAGCCAAGGCGGTTTACCGTAATGCAGCCGTTGACGGTCACAAGCCCGTATGAGAAATGCAGAGTGAGGAAATCTGGAATAGTACAGGGGGGTTTCTTTATGGCGAATACATACGAGTGTGCGCAATATCGCAAAAGGCCGAAAACAAGAAACCAGCTTCGTCGGAGGAAGTTGATTGAGCAGAAGGTCATGGGAATTCTCCTTTTGGCGGTGTGCGTTATGAACATCATTTTTGCCTGTAATGGCAAAACGGTGGAGGACAAGGATTGTACACCAATCCTGCTTTTCGCTCCGATGGGTTTTTACCTGCTGTTCACGAAACAAGTCGTGATTTACTGAGCTTAAATCGTTACAGTATTACATTACCGTCGAAAATCTACGACCATACATACAATTTGAAATATGAGATTTTTTCAGACGGAAGAATATTGTAATTCCATATAGATTGTGGGTGAGTTCGGTTGATAAAACGATTTGGAATACCGGGGCTAATTGAGTTCCGGGAATATGGGTTCGGCGGAATATATCTGGTAATCTTCCGGAAATGGTTCACGCTGAAGCGAGGTTCGATGCCGTAAGGCTGGCACGGTACGATTCCGTGGGGCGGGGTTACCGCCTAACGCTTAGACCCCATATAGTGAAGGTAAGTGAGGAGGCATCCAAAATCTGAAAGCTATTATGGGGCGCAGCCAACTGTGAAAGTGTTGGGGTAGGGGCCTGATACTTAATGTGGTCAAGTGGAAGAAATGCTGCTTCTGCGTGGGTAGCGCTGCGGCGCATACAAAAGTGCATCCTTCGTGAGGTTGGAGTTGAAAATAGTTCCGGGGTCGCGGCCGGTTTCTATTGAGGTTAAACCTCTCCCCATTAAAATTTCAGGAGGCTTTCAGTATGATTGTAAAAATGCTTTCGGTAATGATGGCGCTCCTTTTGTGCGCTGGAAACTGTGGTGAAATTGAGCCTTCCCATGTGGATTTGGATTTCACGGAGTATGGTGTGCAAATCACATACGACGATGGAACCGGCTATTGGCTCGAATACGAACAGCAGTGTAGCCCAATTCCTTGGAGAGGGATTGATTTTCTGGAAACAGAAGAGCTCTTCCTGATGGATATGGAAGAGAGCGGTCTTACAGACTATGTATTGTACGACTCGTCTGAGCTTACCGCTGAGATTATTGAAACCCGTAAGGGGACAACAATTATCGAGCGGTGCATTGGATTTGTTACAAACGGGCAAACCGGAGACGGAGAAATCCTGAACGCTGCGAATGCAGATTACAACTATATCAGCTACCGTTCTGTTGACCAAAAATACTGCGACGGAACGGTTTTTCTGACCTATCTCATTTACAATCCAGACAATAATTACATCGACGACATCACAGAGCGATATGACTTCGTCATTAGCCGCGAGTGGGAAGATTGAGGTGTTTGCGGTGTATGAATTCCGATATGTAAAAGGGCATATCGAAGTTTTTCTCAATGGGCAGTTTCAGTTTTCGGCTGACAACATGAGAGAGGCAAGAGAGGAACTTCGTGAAATGAAAGGAGAAGCGGTATGAAGAAATTTGTTAAGGTCGCCTGCGCCGGCGTTGCAACAGCGGCACTGGCTCTTTCTCTTTCTGGTTGTGGCAATCGACAGCTTTTTGACACGACCTATACGTTTAACGAGGCAATCCTCTCCATGCCGGACGGCTCTGTTGTATCTGGAAAGGTGAGCTCGTGGCGTGACTACGAGGACGGAGACCAGATTCAGGTGGTTATTGATGGAACTACCTATCTGGTTCACAGTTCCAACATCGTATTGATGAACGAGTAAAGGAGGCGCCAATGAACAAAGATGAAATCGTAAATATCTTGTCGCAAAGAACAGGGTTTATGAAAAAGGACTCTGAAATCCTGTTGGATACTGCGTTTCAAATTATCACTGAAGCGCTTGCAGCCGGCGATAAGGTTCAAATTGCAAACTTCGGGACTTTTGAAGTAAAGCATCGTGCGCCAAGAACGGGTAGAAATCCACGGGCTAACGTACCAGTCCCGATTCCTGCCAAAAGAGTCCCGAGTTTTAAGCCAGGTAAGTTTTTGAAGGCTCTTATTGAGTCCAGCAAGTAACACTAATACTTGTAAAAATAAAGGAGTAAAGATTATGACCACTGAGAAAATGAGTGTGCACAAGGCACTGTGTGAGCTGAAAACTCTGGATTCGAGAATCACCAAGAGCATCGGCGAGACAAAGTATGTATTCGCCAACAAACATTCCAACAATAAGGTGAACGGCATGAGCATCTCCGCATACTGCGATGAAATCAAGGCCGGCTATCAACGAGCCACCGACCTCATCAAGCGGCGAGACGCTATCAAGCGTGCCGTTGTTTTGTCGAATGCATCGACGAAGGTCACTATTGACGGTAAGGAATATACCGTCGCCGAGGCAATCGAGATGAAAAACCACGGAATCCAGATGTTCCAGAGTCTGCTCAAGCGGCTGGAACATGACAATCGGGCTGCGAGGGCAGAGGCAAACCAGAACAATGGGGATATGCTGGAAATCCGAGCCGATGAGTACATCAAGTCGTTGTACGGCAATACGGACATGAAAAACGCATCCGAGGAAATCAAGAAGGTTCGTGCGGATTTCATCTCTGCCCAGACATTTGAAATCATCGACCCCATCGGGATTACCGGCGAAATGGAGCGCTTGGAAAAGCTGATTAACGGGTTCATGGTCGATATCGACTCTGCTCTATCCGTGTCCAACGCTCTGACGGAAATCACTATCGAGTATTAAGCGAGCATTCAACCTCGCTGCCGGCCGAAAACCCTGAATCATATGCCTTCGATGTTTTGCTGAATACATTGATGTAAAATAATGAAAGAATTCAGCGTCAGCCTGCTAAGCTGAAACAGACTTGAAATCTGTTATATGTTTTGTAATGAGGTTTACAAAAAATATAGAATGTATTAACCCTCCGTATGAGGATATAACGGAGGGATTGAATGGCTGTAAAGCTCAATAATCAAAACTGAAAGCTAAAGGCTCAATGTTCAAAGTTTTTATTTGAATAAAGCTAAAGGCTTAAAGCATAAGCAGCAAAGATTTACAAAATCCAGGGAAGTTGGTTTTGCGGGTGTATATGTGGCCGCTGGGGATGCCACCTGGCTGGCCGGTAGCGAGTTTGATTTATATATGAGGCGCGGCATAGCCGCAGATGGGATGTAGTTGGGAGGCTCTACTATGGCAAAAGCGCGTGACCGACCCAGGTAAGTTTTGGTCAAAGTCTAAAGTTTGTCTAAAGAATTTTCTAACGAGGTACCCTGCCATGAATAAAATCAGAGACCAGACCTAAGCGTCAATGATTAGTGTATTGATTGATTAGATAGAATAGTTTACGAAAAAATTTTTTACTGCCGCCGCTGGCGAGGCGGGGATGATGGTAGAAGGCGATGTAGACCAACTTACAGTGTCTAAGCATCGAGTAGCCTTGCGGCGGTGGTTGGGAACGGCGGCAGAAAGTATGAGGAATCTGGGAGCCGCCATGCGGCAGAGTTTGCAAAGGGTTAAAGCCGCGTGCAAATACTGTGAAAGTCAGGCGTGGTTTGACACACCGTGATAGCCGGCAATACATGGAGATGTGGCGAAGTGATAACGCAAAGCGGATGACACCATTGGTTAACTCCGCTTCCATCGTTGGTTCAAATCCAACCATCTCTACCACAGGGAACGGTATCTGTACTCTAAGCGTCGGGACTTGGGGATGTCTGTGTTTCCCGAGACATAGAAGCATGAGTGTGGGAGATACCATACAGCGGAGTTGACATGGGTTTTATGCTGCAAGGTATGGGGATATAGCTCAGTTGGGAGAGCGATGGCTTTGCAAGCCATAGGTCGTGGGTTCGAGTCCCATTATCTCCACCAATATGTCGGAGTGATGGAATTGGCATACATATCGGCTTCAAGTACCGAGTTTTGTGGGTTCGAGTCCCACCTCCGATACCAGCCCCACGGAATTGCCGTGGTGGGAGTTCTGTAACCGCCCCACTATTCGGGGAAAGGTGCAGGATAACTGACAGCCCATCAGTGATTGAGTGTTCCCACTAAACCGAAAGTGGATGGGTTAGCTGAGAAATGCTGCTCAGCGCGGGGATAATTCGGCGTAGGTTTAGTCGTCAAAAGTACAATGGCGGCACGCGGAATATGAGTGCATCCTGCTGGTGGAGTGCGGTTAACCAGCAACCCCGTTAAAAGGTGGTGTTTTCATGTTTGAAATTGGAGATAGAGTACGCAGCATTGTTGACCACCCAGATGACAATCAATATATTGTTATCGGCAGCAAAGGAACTGTTGTGTACATAGATTACAACCTAATTTTTGTGGAATGGGACGATTATGTTGATGGCCATACCTGTGACGGAAAAGCGACAGACGGGCATGGGTGGAATGTTGAACAGTCCCAAATCGAGCTCGAAGACGACGGAATTCAGTACGAATTCAATGAAGAAGAGTTCAGGCTTCTAATTGGATTTTGAATGGAGGTGCGAGAATGGGCGTAAACATTCATGTCCCAGCGGATGAAGTTTGGTCTTTCTTCCAAAAAAATAAAGACCGTTTGGAAAAAGAAATGGTTGCCATTGCCGAGAACGACGACACAGATTATGCAGTGTATCTGACGGAGGATTATGGGTATCCCACTTTCTTCGTTTGCAAAGGCGATGATGAACCAGAGTACGAAGAGGGTGCTATTAGCGCAGATGATTGCTTAAAGACAGCGAGAAAGTGTTATTCGCAGTACCTGTTTCCGGTTTCTGTTTGTTCTCAAAAATCTTTTCAAGAAGATGATGACAATGATGAGAATGAAACAGAGGATAGCGCTCAAGAAATGCAAGACCTTGTGTATGAGCGGGAAGATGAGCTGCGGATGGCTCTTTGTGATTTCCTCCAGGTCGTTCTGCTGGATGATGAAGAAAATTCAGATATCGAATCCACTTACGGTTCTGCAATGATAGATGAGATTCTTGACCATTTCCTTGAATATCTTGGGTTTGAACATTCTCTTCCTGTATACCGTCCGATGTTTGTGGCGGATGATGATGCGGGGTGCGAGGTTTATACCGAGTTTCCATATGACATGGAGGGTATATACGAAAACGATGAAACCGGCGGATGGTCTATGTGACCTCCGCCATATATGGCGGGGTGGCCGAGCGGTTTATGGCAGCGGTCTTGAAAACCGTAGGCGGTGATGAGCCGTCCGTGGGTTCGAATCCCACCCTCGCCGCCACTTCATAGAAGAAAGGGAGGGTCAAGATATGCCTACTTGTTTGGACAATTTTCCTTGGCGCTCACTGAAGGGATGCGGAAGCATGGCTCCGGCCATGTTCAAAGCAGGAGACTTCAAAAACGAGCGACTAAGGGATGGGACTCCTGTTCAGTTCCGAATCATTGGTTTCAATCACGATAAGACGAGGAGCGGATTGGTTCTTCCGATGACCTGGGAAATGGTTGATTGTATGCCCGAAAGATATTCATGGAACAGCCGGGATACAACAGAAGGGTCTTGGGGCGGAACCGATTTACGCCGAAAAATGAACGACCCGAACGGCATTATTTATAATTTGATGCCGGAGGAACTTGTGGAACTTGCTGTTCCAGTTATCAAGTTAACTGCAAACACATACGACGGTTCAAATCAAATCATCGAAACAGAGGACAAATTTTGGATTAAGTCGGAAAAAGAACTGTATGGACGCAATATCTTCTCTGCCCCTGGAGAAGGTCATTGGTACGAATACTACAGGCAGGAAGATGTTCAGTGGGGTAAGCAGAGAAACGGCAGAGATGAGTATACGATGCTGCGTTCTCCTTATTGCTACTTCAGCAGCAACTTCTGCTTTGTGAACGCGAACGGCGGCGCGAACGGCGACGCAAGGTATTCCTATGGGCTCGCCCCGGCTTTCTGCCTCTAATCTATGACCGAAAAAACAAGCACCACGAAAGTGGTGCGGGAGGAAACAAGGTTACGTTCATGAGTTAACCCGTTAAGGAAACTTAACGGGTTTTCTCATGCCTTCAATATGGTGCCGTGGTCAAGCGGTCAAGACGCCGCCCCTTCAAGGCGGAAGCGCGGGTTCGACTCCCGCCGGCATCACCAGGCCCGCAAGGGTACATTTGTAAAAAAAGGAGTACATAAACATGGCAAAAATCGTTATCGCAGGCGACGCAGTGGTCGTCACTTCCTCTCTGAAGCTTGAGGACATCCGCACCATCGCAAAGTACCGTCCCAAGGAGCTGGTTCTGAAGGGTGGCGAGGACGGCAAGGAGCCTATCTTTGCTATCGGTGTCACCGAGGGCTGCGGCAACATCAACGAGGTTGGCGCTTCTTTCGGCCGTGAGACCCATGACGAGGAGAAGCTCGCCAGCATCACCATGTGCACCGGAGTCGGTACTACTGGTGACATCAAGGAGTGGGTTGCTGACCGCATCGGCGGTGCTATCATCAACCTGAACAAGCTTGAGGAGAAGCTCCCCGCTGTCCTTGAGGAGATTGAGGCTGAGAAGGCCGAGGTCATGAGCAACATTACCGTCGCTCAGTAAGCATGTGTCTTGAGGGGTGGCTACGGCTGCCCCTCAAAATAATTCAACCAAACAACAAAATTTGTGAATTAAAGGAGAATTGACTATGATTAAGGTTACTGTCGGCAACAATGTCAAGCGTGAGTCCGTTATCATTGACGAGAATACCACCCTGCGTTCCTGCCTTGAGGCAAACGGTGTTGACTACACCCGTGGTGTGATGCACCTCGATGGTTCTTCCCTGAATCCCGGCGACCTCGACAAGACTTTCGCCAGCTTCGGCATTACCGAGAAGTGCTTCCTGCTGAACGTGGTTAAGGCTGACAACGCCTAACCCAAAACCAAACTGAGCCGCCTTCGGGCGGCTCTTTTATGGGGGATTGGCGGAATTGGCAGACGCATCGGATTTAAGTCCCGATGGTGGTACACCGTATCGGTTCGAGCCCGATATCCCCTACCAAGAAAACATAAGTGAGGTGTTTCTATGTTCAAAACAAGCATTGCGTCAACCCCTCTGACGACAGATGCCGCTAATAGTTATTTCAAAAACATCAGTGGCCAGACATTTGGGAGCGACAACTCTTTTCTTGCGACGCTTCGTGCATTGGTTGCACCTCGCATGAAAGAAGAGGACAGTATTTTTCTTCGCTTCAACCGAAGCGACTATAGTTCATCTCAGATTGCAAACGTTCCAATCGAACATGTTGTAAGTGCTATTTGCAGTTCGTATGAGTTGTCGGAAGCACGAAACCAGATTGCTGTACATAGTTTTACTTCAGACCATGAGAGCAATCTGTCAAATATGCGTGCGATTGAAAAGCTGCCGGCCTGTTATTCGGGGTATTACCAGCTCGATAAAGTCAAGGCGTTTTATCGCAAGTCGTTTAGCGTTGATTGCTATATCAACCCGGAGCTCAAAAATGTGATTATCTTTGTCGATAATCTCGACAACAAAAAGCTGCATTATTTGCAGGTATCCATTCTCGCATTTCTTCCTTGGTATTTTAATCCGGAAGAAGGTGTGTCGGATATTGAAATGCAGCTTATCTATTCTCTGCGAGAGAGTTCTCCTGAAAAATATCAGAATTGTCTCGCCAAAATCGCAGAGCAATATGACTTTAGAACTGCCCGTATCCGTCAGCTCCTCAGCGGATTTGAAACCAGATACGAAAAAATTGAAGTGGAAAATGTACGCAATTCGATTCGGTCAACGGATGCAACAATCAATCAGTACAACGATGAAATAGGGAATCTACTCGGGCGCAGAAATGAATTGTGTATCAGACTCATGGGGTTAGAGCGGAAAATTGCAGAGGGCGGGGAAGACTCTGAAATCATGGAGTATTTCCTGTGCAACAACCGTCTTGTCCTTGAAGAGGTCACAGATACTGATATGTATTTCTGCGTCAAGGATTACCTCACATACTTCGACAGGGAAATGGCGGAGCAGTATATCAACAATGATAGAAGTTTTGTGTATAGCAATCATCGTGGTGCTGCCGCTGAAAAGATGAAGAAGTTGATGTATGAGCTTTTCGTGTCAGAGGAACCAAGATTGAGAATCAAGGTATGTGCAGCATATCGTTTCAATCTAAATGGAAATGTCGGCACACAGGGCAGACATCATTTTTCCTATGAGTTCTCAGATTGTATGCCCAACCCGCACATTGACCGGTGGAATTGTATTGGCAATTACGAAAGAACAATCAATCAGCTGCTTATGAACCGTGATTATATCGGTGCTCTTGAGCAGTGCGTAGCATCTTGTAAGAGCCTCAACTGGGGAGACAGCACAGTAATGGAAACTTTCATGAGCACAATGTGGGGGTCAAGCGGAGATGGCTACAACAATAAGTGCATAGAATTGCCGGACGGTAGTGTTGTAAAGCCTAATGACGCCATCAAATGGCTTGAGCAGCAGGAGGCAAGCGATGAAAAGACGGAGGAGGCGCAAGATGAGTAAGCCTATCAAAATGACGCAGCAGTATCTTGATGAGTGTCGCAAAGATTTTGAGAAAGCGCTGGAGCTTACAAAAATGGCGGATGGCAAACTCAATTTCACCAAGACATTTACTTTGGGCGACAGAAAGGCCATCGTTTATTTTGAGCCTGAAGCATGGGCGAAGATGGCAATGCTCATTAAAGAGTTCGACAAAGAGGTTGCGTGGCATGGTATTGCCAGACGTTCAGACGACGAGTCGAAAGATGAGTATATTATCTCTGATATCGTTGTATACCCTCAGGAAGTCACCGGAGCAACGGTAGAGATGGACACAGAAGAATATGCTGTGTGGCTTATGGAAAACGATGAGGATGAACGGTTTGCCAATATCCATATGCAGGGGCATTCGCATGTGAATATGGCTCCTAATCCGTCCTCTGTTGATTTGACACACCAGGAAGAAATCCTTAACATGCTCGGCGATGACGACTTCTATATCTTTATGATTTGGAACAAGTCATTCTCCAGCAACACGAAGGTATATGACCTGAAGAAGAACGTGCTGTTCGAGAATACAGACGTTACAATTAAGCTCATCGGTGCGGTCGAGGATTTGGATGAGTTCCTCAAGAAAGCAAAAGAGATGGTGAAAACCAAAACATACACGACGCCATCGTACCAAAGACCGCCAGTCACTCCATATAATCCGTTTTATGGCGGTCAGAAGAAAGATGAAAAAAGCTCCGGTAAGGACGCGAAAGACAAGCCTCGAACGAGAATCGGAGCAGGATGGAATGGCAAGAATGCCAGCGGTCAGGGGTCTCTGTTTGACCAGTACGATGATGACGACCCCTATGGATATTACAGAGATTATTACGGGAGGTAACTTATGGATTTGTCGAAAAGCTATGAATACTTCCAGCCTGAAAAACAGAAAGACCGCATCCACATCATCGGGTGCGGTTCTGTTGGCTCTACCGTGGCATATATGCTGGCAAGAACAGGCGTTACGAATTTCACCTTGTGGGATTTTGACACCGTTGAGCCGCACAATCTTGCAAACCAGATGTTCAGACAGAAGGATATCCACAAGGCAAAGGTGGATGCTCTGCTCGATATCATCTGTGAAATCAATCCTGAGATTGCTGATACGGCAAAGCTGAAACCGGAAGGCTGGAAAGGACAGCAGCTCTCTGGATACGTTTTCCTCTGCGTCGATAACATCGACCTTCGTCGCAAGATTGTGGAGATGCATATGGATAACCCGTATGTCAAGGCGATGTTTGATTTCAGAACGCGACTGGAAGATGCGCAGCATTACGCTGCTGATTGGTCAGACTACAAGATGAAGAAGGACTTCCTGAACTCCATGAACTTTTCTCATGATGAGGCGAAGGAGGAGACCCCTGTATCGGCGTGCAACGTAACGCTTTCTGTGTGCCCCACGGTTCTGGTGATTTGCGCCAGAGGTGTGGCGAACTTTATGAACTTCTGGAACGGTAAGCCGCTCAAGAAGCTCATTCTTGATGACGCATTCAATTTTGTTTGCGACGCATTTTAACATCAACGACATGGGAGGGAGGTGCATTTATTGGAAACGATTGTCGATAAACTGAAAGTCGGAAGCCCGCTTGTAATGGGGGAGTACAGTGTTCAAAAGGGTTTTACTCCGGAACAAATCGTTTGGCTAAAAGGAACTCCAAACAGTGATTTTATCACCGAATCGGTGGTTGACTTTCTACCATTAGATGCACTTGAACGTGAAAACCCAGAGGTGTTATGCCGTTACTCCGGTAATGCGGATTACCTGAAGAGCAATCTCATGCGATTCTTAAACAGCGACCAAGAAAATTGGTACAGCCCAACGCATCAATATGATGCGCCTCCGAGTAGAAGCAACGTAAACGATAGATATCGTGCTCCATATGACAAACATTATGGATTCATGTTCTACTTTGAGGACTACGAGGTTGAAAGCATTCAGGACAATGACGGTATTAAAATCTGGCTGCCCACGTATGAAGACTTTAACGGGGGAAATAAGTTCCAACTCTTCAAGAGAAAAGGCACGCGAGCAAGAGGAACAATGGATTTCGTATACAATAAGGGGTTGGATTTTTCTGAATCATCTTATGTCCCGTTTTGGTTGTCTAACAAAAACGATACTGCAGGCGAAGCATATATTATGGGCAGAAACGGGGATTTAGTCCCACAAAGACCTGTAAATGCTTGTGGGGTACGGCCTGTATGTAATATACGCCCTGAAACAGTTGTTGTAAAAGACGACGACGGTTTTTACCATATCAAACCGCGTGCATGTAAGAACGCATTTACTGATGAAGAGCTTTTTGAATTTTTAGGTATGGCACAACCTTAATAAGCCAATGAATTGTAACGCATTTCTCCAACGGAGAGCTTCACGCCAAAGGCTGAAGTACCAATTTGTCGGGGCAAGAAAGATTGCCTCCCGAGCTGCAGGCGCCTGAAGGCGGCCGGCTCGCGAAAAGAAAAACAAAACCTACGACATCAGGCTACAGGAGAAGCCATTGCGACACAACAGTTCCAACCAAATATATCTTGGAATTGAAAGCTTTATAACACACAAGTCGCCTGGTCGTCAACTCGTATTTTCGAAATCAGCGATGACGTCTCAAGACTCCAGAGATGCCCGCCATTCATATGTAGGTTACAATTCATATTTTAGAAGAGAGGGGGATTTAATCTTGGTATACATAACAGTTAAACAATCGCCTTTTTATCACCAGATGACATTGGAAGAATTTTTATTCCAGTCATTTCACACCCCCGTTGTAATCAATGCGAACTTGACAAATACAAGAACCTACGAATTAGAACGAGCAAGCAAACACTTTACAGACAGCATCAATGTTGATTCGCTCATAGATAAACTTGTGAAGTTTAATCAATCGACTGAGGGGTTAAGAAACCAAGAGCGCATCTCGTTGTATCATACGTTTTATATTCCTAAGAAATCTGGCGGACTTCGCAAAATAAATGCACCGAATCCAGAGTTGATGGATGCATTGCGGAGATTAAAGACAATCTTTGAAGAGGATTACAAGGCACTTTACCACACTTCTGCATTTGCCTATATCAAAAGGCGTTGTACAGTAGATGCGGTTAAAAAGCACCAGCAAAATAATAGTAAATGGTTTGGGAAGCTTGACCTACACGACTTCTTTGGGAGCACTACACTGGATTTTGTGATGAGTATGTTCTCGATGGTTTTCCCTTTTAGCGAAGTTGTGAAATCTGACGCAGGAAGAGAAGAGTTGAAGAAAGCACTCGATTTGGCGTTCCTCGACGGGGGTTTGCCACAGGGTACGCCAATTTCTCCGACCATCACAAATATCATGATGATTCCGGTGGATTTCAAATTGTATAACACGCTCCGCAAATTTGAAAACCAGCGGTATGTATACACAAGATATGCAGATGATTTCATCATATCATCCAGATTTGAGTTCGATGTACACAAAATTGAGGATGTTGTGGTGTCTACTTTGGAAAGCTTCCACGCACCATTTTCTATCAATGCGGCAAAAACCAGATATGGTTCTTCCGCAGGGCGAAACTGGAACCTTGGAGTAATGCTAAATAAGGACAACGAAATCACAATTGGCCATAAGAAAAAGCGCCAATTCCAATCAATGCTATACAATTATATCACTGATAGGAAGAACGGTGTGCAATGGCAGCGTGAAGATGTACAAGTAATGCATGGCCTTCATAGTTATTATCGAATGGTAGAAGAAAAGCCGATTGACGCCATCGTTAAACATATCAATGAAAAGATGGGTGTCGATGTCATTCGAATGATGAAGGACGACCTGAGATGATAACCTTGGCGGTTGGAGGTTAAACCGCCAATAACATAACATTTGCAATGTATAACATTCGTTTGAATGTGCTTTGCGCCAATGGTCAAAGTATCAACTTGATAGAGAACTGGATGTCGGGGCACGGCCGTCGTATCCAGGACGGTACCGATTAAATAAGAGCTTGTCTCGAATCCAAACACCTCGAAATCACCAGAGGAAAACAAGCCTATTGTGCCACAACAATATCGGTCAAATGAAGTAAGCCTCTAAAAGAAATAACCAAAGTCACAACGCGTTATTGTTTCTTTTATTGATGCTGCGTGCCGACTCAATCCTATGCAGATTGCAAATGAGAAAGGAAATTTATGATATACGTTACTGGCGATACCCATGCGAATTTGGACATCGGGAAGCTTAGCTCACGGCGATTCAAAGAGCAGAAAGAAATGAGCAAAGATGATTATCTAATCGTTTGCGGTGACTTCGGACTCGTATGGGATGGTTCTGCGAGAGAAATGTATTGGCAAGATTGGTTAACAGGTCGTAATTTTACAACCCTTTGGATAGATGGGAATCATGAGAATTTTGATATCCTTTATGAGTTCCCGTTGACAGATAAGTTCGGAGGCAAAGTCAGAGAGATAGCTCCAGATATTTACCATTTAGATAGGGGTCAAGTGTTGACCATTGATGGAAAGAAAATATTTGTTATGGGTGGGGCAAAGTCTCATGACCGTGAGCACAGGATAGAACATATTTCTTGGTGGGAGCAAGAGATGCCAAACCATCAAGAAATGGAACGCGCAATTGAAGCATTGGACAAAAACCAATGGGAGGTTGATTATGTATTAACTCATTGTGCGCCAAGGAGTGTGCAATCAACGTTATCAGATTGGTATGAAAATGACCCTCTCGTAAGTTTTCTTGAGCGTGTAAGGGAAGACCTTAAATTCAAACACTGGTACTTCGGTCACTACCATTTGGACAAGAGGATAAACGATAAGTTTACCGTGTTATATAACAAGGTAATTCAAATTTAAGGAGAGATACCCAAGCTGGTGAAGGGGCAAGTTTGCTAAACTTGTAGGCCGGAAACGGTGCGTGGGTTCGAGCCCCACTCTCTCCGCCATAGGGGTGTGGTGTAATGCAACATAGCGGTCTCCAAAACCGTTAGACGAAGGTTCAAATCCTTTCACCCCTGCCAGTTGTTGGGTAGCTCCCAACTGATGTGGGCGATTATCGGCTTACCCCACAAAGAATGACAACGCTCGCTGAAAACTGCGGAGCCATTAGCCATAGATGATGGCTTGCGAAAGCGACCTTTACTCGCAAGTAGACGATGTGACAATTTAAGCGAGAAGCCGACCAAATGCGACATTGGTGTTTAACGGTCAGCATACCGGCCTTCCAAGCCGGGGGTGCCGGTTCGAATCCGGTATGTCGCTCCAACAAATTCTGATTTATGGAGGTTGGTAATGTGAGTAGTAAGATGAGCGTTATCCCGCATATCAGTTCTTACGATGATATACGGGCAGAAATGATGAGAGATTTACGATATAGACTCTCAGATAGAAATGAAAAAACCAGCCTCGGTCGCCCTCTGTATTATCGCATCAATGTTCAGTTGATAACTACGCAGGAATGCCCATTCAATTGCCCGTTCTGTTTGGAAAGACAAAACCCTATGACGGGTGATAATGATTTTCGTGCTCAGATTGAGGCGTTGAAAATGGTTTTGGCAGAACATCCGAACGCCAGACTTTCAATCACAGGCGGAGAGCCTGGTTTATATCCAGAGCATATTTCAAATGTGGTTGATACATATAAGAGCTACAGCAATAATGTTTTCTGTTCAATCAACACGTCTGGGTTTAATACAGACCTGAACGGATTAGCGCATATCAATTTGTCGCACAACGAATTTGTACATGAAAACCCAGCTAATTTCCCAGGGTGTACCGTACAAACAGTTGTAGACACACCAACCGCTTCGTTCATCAAAAGTTATATGATGATGAATGCGGATAGTTTCTCATTCAGATTCCTTAGTGGGCTCGACAAAAAAGATTATTCTGTAGATATATGGAATGAACTTCAAAACGATACAGAATTTGATGTCCACACATTTAGAATTGGAGACTTCTTCGTGTATGCAACGTTCAATTATGCTGGCAAACATGCTCGTGTAACTCTTGGTGATATGTGGCAGCAACAGCACAACAACTACGAAGATGGGTATTCCAATATAATCATCCACCCGGACGGACATGTGGCGACAAACTGGAAATGAAACCTATGCCGGTGTAGCTTAGAGGTAAAGCAGCGGCCTTATAGCCCGCAGCGCCAGATAAGCGGCTTACTTGGGTTCGACTCCCGACACCGGTACCAACGCCTCCTTAGCTCAGTTGGTAGAGCAGCGGACTTTTAATCCGTTGGTCATGGGTTCGAATCCCGTAGGAGGCACCAGGGCTTGTCTGCCTTTCTTCAATCATGGTGGCAAAACGGAAAGACGTTTGACAGCCGGACAGACGGCATTATATAGGGGTGTAGCCAAGTGGTTAAGGCATGGGACTTTGACTCCCACATCGCTGGTTCGAGTCCAGCCATCCCTGCCATATGGTTCCTTAGCTCAGTTGGTCAGAGCATCCGGCTCATAACCGGGCGGCCCAGGGTTCGAGTCCCTGAGGAACCACCAGGTAAGTGATACTTAATTACTGCAATCAAAGGGATAGCCTTTAGAAGCTGGGTGCCCGCACCTGGCTTTATTAACGGTGTTGATGCCAAAGTACACGGTGCAGTAGCCGTCATATTTGCTGGAATGGCTCAATTGGTAGAGCGGCGCCCTCGTACAGCGCAGGCTCCCGGTTCGACTCCGGGTTCCAGCTCCAAACCCTATTGGTCATGTTTACGTCTGTGTGGTTCAGCTCATTACTTTACTGCTATTTCCGTGAAAGACCAGCCGGGTGCACACGGTGTTCTTCGGACGTAGGGTTTATCTATGCCGATGTAGCTCAGTAGGTAGAGCGGCCTCGGAAAGGCGTGTCACCGGTTCGAGTCCGGTCATTGGCAAATTGCTCCAAAGGCCACGGAGCTGACACCTCGGAAAGACGAGGGTGCACGCTGGTGTAGCTCAGTTGGTAGAGCACCGGTTTTGTACTCCGGGGGTCGCGGGTTCGAGCCCTGTCACCAGCTCCAATCCCATGAAAGACAAAGTGTTATTTGCGGGGCTCTTTGTCGCCCGATGTTTTGTGTGCTGCATCGGGTTGGGATTCCGTCCTTTTCGTCTGCTGTCGTGTGCATATGCCGCTAAGCATAAATGGTGATGCTTTCGGTGAAGATGGTTCGAGTCCGTCAGTGGTATATGTGTGAGCGACAAAAAACCGTATCAATATCTGGGTGTACGTCAATTGGTAGACGGCGTGATTTGGGGTCACGAGGCTGTGGGTTCGAGTCCCACCACTCAGACCATATAAAAAGTAGGAGGGAGATATTTATGCCAACAGGGTATACAGCATATATCGAAGATGGCAGCATCACAACCGGTAAAGAGTTTCTTATGCTGTGTCTGCGTAATTTTGGTATATCGATTGATATACGAGATGAACCGCTGTCTGTGCCAACTCCAACTCACTTTGAGCCAAACCCTTATTATAAAGAATCTTACGAGAGTGCTGTAAAGCATCTCGAAGAAGTAAAAGCATTGGATTTTGAAAGTGCAAAACTGCGTAGAAGATTAGAGCACGAGCATAATATAAGTTCTGCGGAGCGTGCCATTGAAAGAATGCGGGAAATTAACAGGCGATATCACATGGTTCGAAATCAGGTTGATGCTTGGGTTCCTCCGGATAGTTCTTACAATGGAGTCAAGAAATTTGCCCTTGAACAGATAGATATGTGCATCTATGACGACGATATGTTTTCGTTTTATCAAAAAATTATCAATGAACCATTTGATGATTGCGATGATGCAATTAAAAAGTACCTTGACAAAATGGTTGAATTTGCAGAGAACAGCGTAAAAGAAAAGAAAAGAGATTATGATGCAGAAATCCAAAGAGCAAAAGACAAAGAACAATTTATGAAAGCTTTTGTTGACAGCTTAAAAGCGATAGGGTAAAGGAGGAATACATATGACCAGAAACGAATTCTTAGAGTCTGTTGTATATTGGTCTGAACTAATTGATTTCTGCAATGATGTAGGTTGCAGTTACTGTGAGGACATCTTCGATGAAGATGGTATGAACGACTACATCAATGAACGACTAATTGACTGGGCGCGGGAGGATTCGTGGCAAGACCTGCACGCCAGACTGGATGATATTCCGAGCGGATACGATTATTATCTGTTGGACGATTATGGTGAGTGGCAAGGGCTCGGAGATTCTGATTTTGACTCGTACAAAGATGACGTACTCGAATGGATGGACAGTAACGGGTATTGGGATGAAGATGATGACGAGGACGAGCTGGATGATGAGGACGAAGCCCCCTTCGAAGATGAGCCTGTTGACGATGAATTTGTAGAGGATGAAGATTTCTCTGCGACAGAATTGATGGGCATGTGTTGCGCTGCATACGCAACAATCAAAGAGGAAAGTATCCGCAGAATCCAAAAGGAAAACGAACAGTTCGATAGCTATGTCAATCTAAACGTACCAAAGGTTCTGAAATAACTGGTCATAACACATATGTGTTTTGATATAGGTTCCCGTGAAGATTCGCTGTATCTACATAAATCAAGCAAAATGGTATGGCGCCTTCTCGCCAATGGCGGAAGAAAGAATTTGTGTTCTACATTTTTATCCTCGCAAATTGCCAGAAAATTTTGTTTTCAGCGAAAACAAAATATTCAGACAATTTCACTCGATAAAAATGACACTATGTGCACACACCTCGGCGCGGACACAATTCCGCCTCGGTGTGCAGACGGTAACCTATCTTGGGCGGTGGCTGGGAAGCTGCCGCCCTTCATTATAAAATGGGAAGGGGAGAGTGGAATGAGCAACCACGAGGCACAAACCGGTATGGTTGGCGTCGGTGTCCCGTTTGAACGCGTTCGCCGCATAACTGGTTATTTGGTCGGCACACTCGACCGTTTTAACAATAGTAAGCGTGCGGAAGAAAGGGATAGGCTGAAACATACTATCTTGAGAGGTGACGGAAATGATTGAGTTGCAAGGAAAGTTTGGTACTGCGAAAGTATTTACTGACGTAGTGGACAACGAATCAATTTCTCAGGTCATCAACTTGCTGAATCAACCGTATGTTTCTGGAAGCAAGCTTCGAATGATGCCTGACATCCACGCTGGTGCCGGCTGTACGATTGGAACAACAATGACAATCAGTGATAGGGTATGCCCAAATCTTGTCGGCGTTGATATTGGATGCGGGATGGAAACAATCCGTATAAAAGAGGCTAATATTGAGCCGCAAAAACTTGACAAAGTAATTCGGTTTGGAATCCCTTCTGGCTTTGGAATTCGAACTAACCCACATAGATATGCGAAAGATATCGACCTGACAAAATTGTTTTGCGCAAAGAACGTAAACATAGAGCGAGCCTATAACAGCATAGGAACTTTGGGTGGAGGTAACCATTTCATCGAAGCGAATCGAGATGATGACGGGAATATTTATGTCGTTGTTCATTCTGGCAGCAGACACCTTGGACTTGAAATTGCAAACTTCTATCAGGAGGCTGCTTATAAATCCCTGTCATCATATAGTCGGGAAGAAATTGACGAGGTTATCAGGCAGCTAAAGGATGAGGGTCGGCAATCTGAAATCCAGGATAGACTGGGAGAAATGAAGGCTAAAAAACCATCAGTGCCAAAGCCTCTGGCATATGTTGAAGGGGCCCTTTTCGACCGATATATACACGATATGAAAATCGCTCAACGGTTTGCCGAAATCAATCGTATGGCAATGATGGACGTTATTGTAAAAGAAATGGGTTTCCATGTCGTTGAGCAATTTACAACTATCCATAACTATATTGATACAGACAAAATGATTCTGCGCAAAGGTGCTGTATCTGCACAGAGCGGGGAGAAGTTACTAATCCCTATCAATATGCGAGATGGAAGTTTGATTTGCACAGGAAAAGGGAACGAGGATTGGAATTTCTCAGCCCCTCATGGAGCTGGACGGCTGATGAGTAGAAGTGCTGCAAAAGAAACTTTTACTGTATCGGAATTTAAGAAACAGATGGAGGGTATCTATACAACATCTGTTGGGCGTAGCACGCTTGATGAATGTCCTATGGCGTATAAAGGGATGGCCGATATTGTAAACAATATCGAACCGACCGTAAGGATTGACGCGATAATCAAGCCAATCTACAATTTCAAGGCTGGTGACAACGAATGATGATACTGGTTATACTCTTCATATATATTTTATGCGGCGCTGCGATTGGCGCCGCATATTATTATCTGCAGCTCAAGGAAGATAAATACAATAAAGACGCATTCGTAGCAGTATGTACCGGTTTGTTTTGGCCTGTTGTTGCGCCATTCACATTCGCATTTTTTCTTGCTGAGAAAATGAGCAAAAGGAAGTGAGCCTGATGCAGGTATTCGTGTTATATCGATACTGGGATACGCCGGATAATGAGGGTTCAGATGTCCTCGGCGTTTTTTACGAAGTAGAAAATGCGATTTCTTCCATGAGATGCGCAGCAGAAAAAGTTAAAGAATATTACCCAAATGATTATTGGGACGAGGATATGACGTGGGAGGACGATGCTGAGATTCATCTTGGAAGAGATTCTCATACACCATTCGAGCCGGCCACAATTTATTGCTGGACGATTGCAAAGTTAGATGTGCAGTAGTAGGGGAGGCGATACAGCAGTGGATGCCATTGACAAGATTTATGCGCTCCAAAGTGAGAGCGGCTCTTTGAAGAAACAAGAATTGCTACGTTTTTTTAAGGACGATGAAGGATTCTGTAAACTGCTGTACTATGCGCTTAACCCAATGCTGACATATAAGATTTCCGAAAACACATTAAGGAAACCTGTACGGTACAATCCAGAAATCACGCTAACGTTCTGCGATATCTATGATGTATGTGAGACACTATCAAAGCGTAAAGCATTGGATGATGTGACTATCTATCAAGTATGTTCCTTCGTACAATCGTGCAAGCCTGAAGAGGCTGAACTGTATGTAAAGCTTCTGGCAAAAACATTAAGGCTTGGTGTAACAGCGAAGACTGTGAATAAGGTTATTCCTGGGCTAATCCCAGAATGGGAAGTACAACAATCTTACCCAATCGAAAAATACCCCATAGAGCAAAACACATGGTTCTCATTGACTCAGAAGCTGAACGGAGTACGAGCAACTTATTACAAAGGAAAGCTGTACACAAGAAGCGGAGTGCCATTTGAAGGGCTGGAGCATATCACAAATGGGTTCGCATGGGACAAAGAGAATCTGTTCGTTTTTGATGGCGAATTGCTCCTCAGTGATAAAGGTAGCTTGAACGACAATGAAGCGTTCCGAACAGCAACTGGTATCATCAATTCAGATGGTGATAAAACGAGCATTTGCTATACAATTTTTGATGTTCTGTCCACTCCGGATTTTGAAAGAGGGGAGAGCACAGGAAGTTATCGCGAAAGAAGAAGCGCTCTTGATGCCCTTAAGGTAGCATTCCAAGGAAGCAGCTCTATTAGTGTGCTCCCCGTTCTATATAGCGGGACAGACCAGTCAAAGATTGGTGAGCTCTTGGAGCGTATGGTTCGGGAAGATAAAGAAGGGCTGATAGTTAACCTGGATGTGCCATATAAGTGTAAACGGCACAATGGCATTCTAAAGGTGAAGCGGTTCTACACAATGGACTTGCCTATTATCGGATACGAAGAGGGAGCAGGACGTCTTGCTGGAACACTTGGAGCGTTCATCCTCGATTACAAAGGGAACGAAGTTCGTGTTGGGTCTGGGTTTACAGATGAGCAGCGGGCTACATTCTGGGAGAAAAAGGATTCTCTTATCGGGGTTTTATGTGAAGTAAAATATAAAGAAATATCAAGTGATAAGAACACCGGAGCAGAGAGCCTGCAGTTTCCGGTGTTCATTTCTTTGCGAACGGATAAAACGGAAGTGAGCTTCGTATAGGAGGTTCTAATTATGATAGACATTCTGGATTTAGTACCAGGAGCAAAGGTAAAAATCATTGATGAATGGTCACCATTGTGCGGTCAAAACGCAGAAGGTCTGATGGATAAATACCTTGGACAAATAGTAACCGTTATGGAAGTTAATGTAGATGAAGACATTGTTTTAATCGAAGAGGATGCGGGAGACTGTGAGTTCAGAATGAGTGGCCATTGGATTTGGAACGCGTTTTGTTTTGACTACATCATCGAGGATGATGCGAGCGATGAAGACTTTGATATTTCATCTGAAAGCGAGATATTGTCGCTCATATTAAACTAAATCAAAAAATGGCTATGGAGGTGATGCTGTGAAGAAAAAGAGCAAGCCGCAATTCTCACCGTACATAAGTAGTTTTTGTATGATGATGGAGAATGCACAGAAAGACTATTCGTGGAACTATGATGAAGTCAACCGTATGGACAGGCTCACGCAAGACTACCTCCATAAATTAGAACTGGATAATCTCGACTACAAAGAACGTGCTAAGGTTGCTACGCAGTTGGCCAAATGCCGACAGCAGCGCCGTGAATGTAAAGATACAGTCGAGGTTCTGGAACCATTGGTTCAATTCTTGGAAAGCGACAAAGGCAAAAACCTTTTGAACTTAATGCGCGAGGCGCTTGGAAAGACAAGAAAAGTTGAAGAGCGCCTGGAAACCCGCACATATGTACCACGAGTTTTGCCACAGGAGGACGGGGCATGACTTGAAAAATTTATTACATACAAGGAGCGTATTGAATGATTGCACTGATTATTATCGGTCTTCTCATCATTATCATCAGCTTTACCATTCTGACCATCTCTGGCCGGTATTACAACAAGAGCGCCGACAGCTATGACCAAAGACGCGGAGCTTTCATGAAGAAGCTTCGCTGGATGATTTCTGTCCCGGTGGCCATTATTATGGCAGTTGTCTTGCTGGTTTCCGGCATCCGCATTGTGGACTCGACGGAGATTGGAGTAGTCCGCACGTGGGGACAGATTAACCGGGAGATTGACGCCGGCCTGAATCTTATTAACCCCGTAAGTGAATCTGTGCAGACATATGACCTCCGTGTTCATGTTCGTCAAGCATCTTTCGCTTCTTATACGAAAGACGCGCAGCCGTTGACTGCTGCGGTGGAATATCAGTATGCGCTCGACCCAGCATGTGTTATGGACGTGGCAAAGGAATACGGCTCATATGAGATTCTCGAAACAAAGCTGGACAATGTTGTCCAGGAGAAGGCGAAGGTCGTATTCGCTAAGTATAGCGCCATGACTCTTCTGGAAAATCGCTCTACGCTTTCTACCGAAGTCGCAGAGGAAGTTAAGACACTTGAAGAGCTTTATCATGTGAACTTCACATCCGTGATTGTACAGGATATTGACTTCTCAGATGCTTTTGAGGCTTCGGTCGAAGCAAAGATGACTGCGGAACAGGATGCGCTGCGTGCTGAGCAGGAAAAGAAAACAGCAGTTGTGAAGGCTGAGCAGGAAAAAGAAGTCGCAGCGATTGAAGCGGAGGCCGCTATTGCACAGGCGCAAGGCGAAGCAGAGGCTATGCGAATTACTCGTGAGGCACTGCAGAATATGCCGGATGCCTACATCCAGCAGATGTGGATTGAAAAGTGGAATGGTGAGCTGCCCACAGTGTCTGGCTCAGACATGGGAACCATCATGAATATCGACGGCCTGATGGAATAAAGTAAATACCCGGCGGATATACAGCAGTTTGCCTGTGTCGCTTCACCGCCGGCTGTAGATAGGCGGAGTATGCATTGTAATTGTTTCCTTACAATGCGCTCCGCCATTTTCAAAATCTGTACATAAAAGAAAGGAGCAGCCATGCGTAAGTTAGCGTCAATTAGAGAAATCTCAGACATCCGTCCTATTTCTGGCGCAGACCGTATTGAGGTAGCTCAAGTAGATGGATGGGAGTGCGTTGTCCAGAAAGGCGAGTTCCATGTTGGGCAGCATATCGTTTACATCGAAGTGGACTCTATCGTACCGGAGGTTCCTGAATTCGAGTTCCTTCGTGCTCGTAAGTTCCGCGTCAGAACGATTAAGCTTCGTGGGCAGGTAAGCCAAGGTCTTGTGCTCCCTCTCACCATCCTACCAGATGGTGCGCCTCGTAACTTGGGTGACGATGTTACAGAGATTCTGCACATTACGAAGTACGACCCAGAAGCACAGCAGGAGGCAATGCTGGTAAATCAGCAGAAGAAATCAACAAACCCGATTGCGAAATACCTCATGCGTTTTGCGTGGTTCCGCAAAATCTTTGCCAAGCCAAAGCGCAAGGGCGGGTTCCCAGATTGGATTGTCAAGACGGATGAAACAAGAATCCAGAATCTGCCTGTGCTTTTTGAAGCAGAGCGGGATAAGGGTACAGAGTTCTCTGTTACCGAGAAGATGGACGGCCAGTCCGCTACATATTTCCTGAATCGCATTTCAAAGAGAAAGTTTGAGTTTGGTGTGTGTAGCAGAAACATTCGGCTCGGAGAGCCGGATAACAGTTCTTACTGGACTGTTGCCAAGAAGTATGACATCGAGAATGTCCTGAAGAAAATCATCGGTGAATACCAAACTGTGGATTTACCCTTGGAATACTCTACAAGTTCTGCGATAGTTTGAGGCAGAACCTTACCATCTTCAAGGATTGGCACGGTTTTAATCCCATATGGATTGAGGATGTCTGCGATTTCATGAGTGTCGCATTTGTGGTCTGGATAAATGAGGTTAAAAGCAAAAAGCTCATAACCACTAATGTGATACTTGTTCCCCTGAATTTGGTTACCGCAGATTTCTCCTTGTAAAACCACAGTTCTGAATGGGCAGAAGAGAGAAGGCGTTGTGATGAGAAACACTCAGCGCAATATCAGTTTCAAGGTTATCAATCCGGACTTTTTATTGGCAGAAAAGGACTGATGGAAATGAGTAAAGCAGACGATTTGACCGGAAAAACATTTAACGACGGTATGATTACTGTTGTTCAGCGAGCTGAGAACAAAGGCCGTAAGGCAAGGTGGTTATGTTCATGCCAATGCGGAAAGGAATTTGTCGCCTATGGCTATTCGTTACGAGCTGGCTTGACCAAGTCTTGCGGTTGCCTCAGTAATACAGAATTGGGGGAAGAAAAAATGAAGCGTCCATCTGCAAGTTTAGGTAGACTTCGAGATGGAAGCGAAGACCCATATCAAAACCTTGCGAATGCAATTGTTGCGGTTGCGGTAGATGATTATCGACTTGCTTTGCAAGAAGATGATGATGACCTGATAAAGAGCTTAGAAAAGTTTTTTTACTCCGAATGGTATAAGCTGCTAACAAATCTGAATCCGAAGGTTTTGCTTGAACTGCTTCGCAAAGAAAACAGAGGGAATCTAACCGCTGTTTATTATTAAACACCATTCATCATTCAATAAGGAGGAGTCAGGATGAACTTAAAGGAGTCATTCCGATACCAGAATTTTCTCGAAAATATGTTGGCGTGTTCCGGCAACAGTTTGACAGACAGGGAACACAGCCTGACGATTACGAAGAATCATCTTCGGAAGAAGGCAAACGCCGAGGCAGAGGATGTAGTCGAGACTGTTGACTATGGCGAGTTTTTCCATAACGACGATGTGCTACGCTTTATGAGCCGGCTCGTAGAAGAGCGTGAAAAGCTCACGAACGCAATCGGAAAAGCAAAGGCATCCATCGGGTTTGACTTGGATGCAGCCATTGAGACAAATAAATTTCGGCAGTCTGTTGCCAGCAGAGTAAAGACCATGCTTCGATTTACCGCTTCCAAGAAGATGGAGCGTGGAACGGACTATAAGTTTAATGTCGAAGGTAATCAGACCATGTATTACTACGACATTGAGGTCGAAGCGAAAGAGGCGTTTGACCGCAGCAAGGCAAAAGAAATCATGAGAAATCTGATTCAGGATGCAGACAAGACATCTGCAGAGATTGACGCAGCCATGATTAACACCCAGGTTGAGTATGACGCACCATTTGACGTTAACGATTCCTTTGAGGACGTTATGACTGAATTCCTTAGCAAGGGATAAACAAAAGGAGCCGAGTTCGGCTCCCTGTTTTGGGCAGAAATGAACTGATATAGTTTTGAGATGGCGCATGACAGAGCGAATCTGTCCTCGGCAGCGATGCCGAGCAGTCCGAAAACTCACTCGTTGACTTGCATCAACGTCTTGATACTTAAAATCAAATTCCGTTTCTGGGATATAAAAGAAGATTAGGGCGTTAGGCATATCAATAATCATCAAACGTAAGTACCTTATGCTCCAATACAATAGGCTCCAAACGCTTCCTCAGTTTATGTGGCGGATGATAATCACGAACTATATAAACCATCAGTTTCCCGCCATTCTATTGTAATTCAGGTTAGCAAATAACCTCCATTGGTAAATATGTTTGAATCAGCTTTTAAGTTGTGTGTGCAGCTTACACTATTTTGAAACTATTGATGCGAATTTCTGTCCAAACCAGAGCGCCGAACAGGTAAGAGTTAGGAGGTGGTTGCTTTGTCTGTAAGCATTAGCAAAGGAAACGAAAAGATGGGTGCAATCCAAAGCGTTTCCCTCCCGTCTGGATTAACATGTATAGAGTGCGAGTGTAACAAAAAATGTTATGCAAGGCGGTTAGAGCGAAGAAGAAAAAGCGTGAGGGAAGCATATCGTAACAACCTAACGATATTAACAACTGAACCGGATACATATTGGCGGGAGGTCGAAGCAGCAGTTATGTTGTCTCGATACTTCCGCTTTCATGTTTCTGGAGATATTCCAGACAGTATGTACTTCGCGCACATGGTAGATATTGCATGTCGAAATGAACATTGTGAGATTCTTTGCTTTACAAAAAAGTACAGCATCGTCAATAAGTTTTTGGATTCCGGAGGTAAACTACCTAAAAATCTACATATGATTTTTAGCGCCTGGGTTGGTCTTGAAATGGACAATCCATTTAATCTCCCAGAGGCACATGTTCGTTATAGAGACAGAACAACAACCGCTTCCAAAAACGCAAAAGAATGCAATGGGAATTGCACAGAGTGTGCCGTTACTGATGGTGGATGCTGGTCATTAAAAAACGGAGAACAGGTGGTGTTCAATGAGCACTAATTCAGTTTATATCATTACATCAATAAATCCAAAAGACGGAGTGTTACAAGAAATACATGAGAAAATGCTATACCGAAAAGCTTACATCATTGAGGCGAACTGTGGAGATGCGGGTTTGCTCAAAGTTCTCCCACCATATGATGACAGATATCATACATTTAGGACATCTCCTATTGTCAGATGTACTCCCTGGCATGATGAACCAGATACCATCGTGATGGAAACAAAGAATACGGTTTACACATTGCAGAAAGTTGGGGATGAGCATGAGTGAGGTTGAACTCGAACTACGGCTCAGTGGGATAGAGTCTGCTGCTGTTGCTGCAATTTCAAAAGCTACTGATAACACAACAAAAATCACAGAGATTTTGGACGAGCTCCAGGTGATTGGAAGGCATATGCAGCTTTGCTACGATAAGCTATACAAGGTGGAAGATTCGATTGGCGACGCCGTACATATGCTAATCGATTTCGTAAAGGAGAACGACATCGAGTTCCTGGACGAAGAAGAGTTCACCGCCAAAGTAAAGAATCTTTTGTTCGGAGAAGAGCATGATGAATTCCCATTTTAACTGAGATTGTGAAATGAAAGCCCGTTGTTTTGCTTGATATGATTTATATACATACTTACACGTATGAAATCTAACGGGAGGTAATCACAATGTCGGACAAATTCGATAAACAAATGCAGATTAAGGATGCTTTTGAGAATCGTGTTGATGTAGAATACATTCCGCCTAAGGCAGGATATACGAAAGAAGAAGATAGTGAAAAACCACTGCGCGTTGCTCCATACTGCAGAGTAAGTACGGATACCGAAAACCAGAGGGCGAGCTACGAAACGCAGATTCAAGCATACAAAGAGTATGTCAATAAACATCCGGACTGGGTTCTTGTTGACATATATGCGGATGAAGGAATTTCTGGGACATCCCTGAAGAACAGGGATGATTTTGCACGCATGATTGAAGATTGCAAATCCGGTAAGATAGATATGATAATCACGAAGAATATTTCCAGATTTGCAAGAAATGTAGTTGACTGTGTGGTAACGGCAAGAATGCTGAAATCGCTGAATCCTCCAGTTGCTATTTACTTCGAGGATGTCGGCATAAATACTGTCACTCAAACGGGGGAGCTTCTCCTGGTGGTGTTGGCGGCAATTGCACAAGGTGAGTCCGAAACAAAATCAGCAAGCGTAAAATGGGGGTTCCAGAAACGCTTTGAGGCTGGGCTTCCAAAGATTTCCCCGCTATATGGGTATATTAAAAACGGTAGAGAATTGTCCATACACGAGGGTCAGTCAGCTGTTGTACGCTTGATTTACCAAATGTTTTTAGACAAGTATTCCATTTCGCACATTTGTATGGTTTTGAATTCACAGTGTGTCCCGTCGCCAAGGGGAGTTAGTTGGACGTATTCAACAGTTAAGAATATCTTATCGAACGAGAAATACTGTGGTGATGTTATAATGCAGAAAACAATCACTGTAGATTTGTTTTCGCATAAATCAATAAAGAACGATGGGCGAGTTGGTATGTATAAGGTTCGTGACCATCACCCAGCTATTATCACAAAAAAGGATTGGACGGACGTACAGATACGGCTGCGCTCCCTGTCTGAGGAGCAATACACATGGGAGTATTGGTTGTCAGATGAAACCGGAGAGCCGATTTTGTCTGGGTTCAGTATCGTTCGATTACACCATAGGGAGGATAAGAAATGAGTATTCTGGATGACTTTGACGTCATAGAAGTTCCTCGTACATTTAGCATTGCCGAGGTTCGCATTCTCAAGAATAAAATCTCGTTCAATATTTCCGCTGCATCAGAGCTTGGGTATCCACCGTTTGTTAGAGTTTTTATTAGCCACGATAAAACCCAGCTTGCACTTCAGCCTTGTGACAAGATGACGCCAAACGCTATGAGATTTTTCACTGCCGATACTGGACGCAAGAAAAAGCAAAGAGCGATTGGTGTTGGGAACAAGGCGCTTGCGACCCTAATTAAATCGGGGATGGGCTGGAGCATGGCACAAACAATTGTTGCGCCAGGAATAAGATTTACCGAAGAGAATGTAATCATCTTTGATTTGAAACAGGCGAATGCTGTTGGCAACAAAGGTTCCACAGCAACCGGGTTGTGTGTTATACCAAGACCTGCAGCACCATTTTTTCAGATACCGTCTGAGTATTTTTCGCAAGACGAAGTTGTTGTGGTAGACTGCGTGTGATTTCAGGTCATGTTGACAAAAATGAACCACAAAAAACATATGTGTCACAGTTGATTTTAGCTTGCTTGATGCGGTGTAGTAATGCATCTCTATAAGAAAAAATAAGGACGGTGATTCCAATGATTTATCTTGATTCTGCTGCAACTACGAGAATTTCAACTGAGGTTCTTAACACTATGATGCCGTACCTGACGGACGAATACGGGAACGCCGGCACGTTATATCAACTTGGCCGGTCTGCAGCGGCTGCGGTGCAGCGTTCCAGAGAACAGGTTGCCAAGTTGTTCAGATGTACGACTGAACACGTCATATTTACTTCTGGTGGAAGTGAAAGCAACAATACAGTTTTCCAAGGGCTTCGCCATAAGCTGACAGAGCAAGGTAAAAAGCATATCGTAGTATCTGCAATTGAGCACGACTCTGTACTTAGGGCTGCAGAAATGCTTACCAAAGACGGGTTTTATATTACTTATGTATATCCAGAAAAAAACGGAGTTGTGTCAGCGAGTGCAGTAGAGGCTGCGATTCGAGATGACACGGGGCTGGTTTCTGTCATGTATGTAAACAACGAAACTGGTGCGGTCAATAACATACATGCAATCGGACAGATTTGCAGAGCGCATTCAGTCCTTTTCCATACAGATTGCGTGCAGGCCGCAGGGCAATTTGAGATTGATGTAGATACAGACTGCATTGACTTTGCTTCAGTCTCCTCTCATAAGTTATACGGCCCCAAAGGTGTTGGCGCATTATACGTTAGAGACACGACCTTAACACCTCTTATTTGTGGTGGCAGTGAGCAAGAGTTTGGTATACGTGGCGGAACTGAAAATGTGTATGGAATTGTTGGGTTCGGAAAGGCTTGCGAGATTATTGTAGAAAACCTGAGAGAGAATAATATACAGCTTTCTATCTTAAAGCAGAAGTTTTTCACAGAGCTTTTAGATAACATGATGAAGTTTGGCATGGAGCGAAATTCAGTCCATGTAAATGGCAGGTCTGTTATTGAAAGCGGAAAGACGTTGAACCTGCGGTTCGATAACGTTGACGCAGAGACATTACTGCTTATGTTAAACACCAAGGGCGTGTGTGTTTCTGCAGGGTCTGCGTGTAGCAGCCATGAAGCAAAACCAAGCCATGTTTTGTTGGCGATGGGGTTAACTCCTGAAGAAGCAAGAAGTTCGCTGCGGTTCTCTTTTTCAAAATATAATACCGGAGAAGAAATGGAATGCGCGGCGCAGACAATTGCGTCGTGCATTTTTGCGTTACAGAAATATTCCGAGGTGATTCCAGATGAAAACATGGAAAATCCCAGTGACATGGGAGATGTACGGTAATGTGGTTGTAGAGGCGCCTACATTACAAGAGGCGATGGATATCGCACGCGACGATGACGGAGTGATTCCGCTTCCGGATGATAGTTATTATGTGGATGGCAGCTGGAGACTCTCCTATGATATGTCTCAAGTAGAAGAAGTACGAGATTTGTTGAATTCAGGTCAGGAAGATTGCGTGACCGCTGGTGATGATGGAGGGCACGCCTGTGACAATTAAAGAAATCGAAATTGAAATCCAACGGCTGCGCAATTTACAGGATGAATTGAGCAAGCAGGAAATTGATGAGTTCAAAGAGCAGGCGATTAAGAATGTTGGACGATGTTTCATTGTGAACGGGAAATATGTGAAAGTAATCGGAATCCCGCAAGAACAATGGCAGATATCCGGTCGCCCGATTTTTAATCGATACCAATACCCGGCGTTATTCCTTGGATATGATGAAGAAAATAGCGTGATTCCATTCTACTATGACACCTTGTTTTCTGGAACATGGGGAGACGGACATGACCCGTTAAATAAAGAAGTTCGGGAGATTTCTAATTCTGAATTTATGGAAAAGTTTGAACAAACGATAAATGCTTTTAGGCAGAGCATAAACCAGGTGAACAGGGATAACTGAGATGACAGCATACCAAAAATACCAACTGCAATGGATGATTGACCACGGCTATTCATTAGATGATTTAATTCAAGAGCTCACAAGTATGCAATATGATGACCCAGAGGACAGTGATAGAATCTCTACTCCGATTTCAGAACTTTATGGCGAGTGGGTAATGGATGTCGGATTTGGTTCTGAGATATGGGTATGCGAAGGCGAATGGGAAATGTCAGAGAAATGTGAAATGCGAAATCCTATTTCCGAAACACATTAAGATTTGGGGGTAATCAATATGTTCAGAGTCATCATTGCTGGCGGCCGAGATTTTGATGATTATGACCTTGTTGTTTCAACAATGGATAAGTTACTTCAGAATATCACAGAACCGATTACCATCGTATGTGGTATGGCAAGAGGAGCAGACACGCTGGGAGAAAGGTATGCCATTTCCAAAGGATATGAAGTTGCTCGTTTCCCCGCCGATTGGGGCAAGTTTGGAAAGGCTGCAGGGTATAAGCGTAATGAGAAGATGGCACAAAACGCAGATGCGCTTGTCGCATTTTGGGACGGTAGCAGCCGTGGCACCAAGCATATGATTGACCTTGCACATAAATACAACCTACGTGTTAGAGTAAAACGATATCAAAAAAAGTAACCGTGAGAGGCGGTAATAGCCCATGATAAAAGTTGGAGAATATTGTTACTTTTCGTGTGACGAATGCCCAATGCTCTCAAAAGATTCTCTTGAACACAGGATTTCGCTCTGGGAAGAATACGGAGATTTCCAGTTTGACCATCTTGGATGCGATAAGGTAGATTTCGAATTCTTTGCTGGTGGGTATTGCGAGGACGCTTTTGTAGAAATTAAAACAGCCAAAAAGAAAGGGATTCGTAAGTCTGGTGCAGCATATCGTCGTGAGATGGACATCAAGAAAAAGAAACGTAGCATACGTAACGCAACGTTGGAAGCAAGAAGTTGTGGAGCTGGATATGTTGACTATGACTTTGTTAATGGGGTGTGGACGCCGGTAGGCAAATATGTGAAGCGACCCAAGAATTCACACAGACAAAAGTTTTACAAGCGATATTCCAATCACCTTTTTCGCAGAGGCGCAACCACGGGAAGTGGTAAAGCTGGTTATAAACGATGTTTTGATTATAGGTGGGAAATAGAGTAGATGCGATGGTTGATTCAATATATCCGTTCATGCTTCTGCGTTCATGAATGGGAACTAATTTTCAATACAAAGGTCGAAGTGTCTCACGGTTTTGAGACTTACAGTTGCAAGACATATCGATGCAAAAAATGTGGATACAGCAGACGGTATAAAAGCCATTGATAGGTGGTGCTTATATGGAAAAGTTAGTGGCATATAAGATGACGATTTTTGAAGCAGAAGAAATACTACAAAATGCTGTCGATAATTCCTCCCTCAGACTTGTACACCATGTTGGAGACATGGATTTTCCGTGTTTTTTCTATGCGGAATCTGATAGCCAATGCCTTGATGGTGCAGAAATCGATGAGCGCCTTGCTCAAATTCTGAAAGTAAAGTCAGTTGAGCATTACGCATCTGAGGATGGCGGTCTTATTGCTTTGATAACAGAAGAATAATTTTGTACAGACAGGAGTGAGTGTTAGTGGCCAATTATTGTTGCACAATCCGAACAAACTATTTTCATGTGAAAGATGACAACGCATTTCGCCAAATGATGTCTCGTGTCTACGGGTGTGAAGATAATGTGGAGCTTTGGGAGGAAAAAGATAAAGACGGTAGAACCGTATTTGGCTTTGGTACATACGGCGGCATCTCAGGTCTTAGAGATTTAGATGATGACATTGATGATGATTCTTCGTATGACGATTTTATCGACCAACTTCAAACATTTGTGGCAGATGATGACGCCATCATCATTTTAGAATCTGGAAATGAAAAGCTACGATATGTAGTCGGTTCTGCAACCATTATCACCAGTTCAGACTATAAGTACATGGACATTACAAATCTTGCTATTGAGCAGGCAGAAAAAATGTTGTGCAATCCATCGTGGCAAACACGGTGTGAATATTGATGAAAGATTAGTTCAATGTAAACGGAGTGGTGAAAGTGAGTACATGCTATTGGATGTGTGAAGGAATCGGTATAAAGGCGAACGAGCTATACCCATATCTCAATAAAAGCAAATGCATCTCTGTTTTGAAACGTGAACTCGGAGAAGATTTTGAGATTCAAGATGGCGGAGATTTTGAAATCGATGACTATTTCTTTGGAAACCCATTTGAGAACATGGGCGATTTTCTCTGTCATTGCGACGATACAAGCACAATGACATTTGGCGATAACAATGATGGCGACTGTTACTTTTATTATGTACCAAGCTATCCTTGGGAGCGGCGACATAATGAGCCATTAAGTATCACCGAAGTCCATGAGAGAATCATTGATGCAGTACAATGCATTTGTGATTTGAGCAGAACACAAATTGAAGATATGATTGATGACGATATCTACGATTATGGGTGCGGTTAAATATAATTATTGGGTGTGAAAATATATGGCAAAACAAAAAGACTCCCTCGGGGATAGAATGAAAAAATACGAGAATATTTCTCGTAACTATTTAACACGGAGAATCCCTGTAATCATCAGGGTTGATGGTAAGGCGTTTCACACTTTTACAAGGGGCATGAATAAACCTTTCGATAGTGTTCTGATGAATACAATGAAGGATACAATGAAGTATATGTGTGAGAATATCCAGGGATGTGTATTCGCATATACGCAGTCTGATGAAATTACGTTTGTTTTGGCAGACTATGCAACAATTAAGACAGATGCTTGGTTTGGATATAACATCCAGAAGATGGCGAGTGTAGCAGCGTCTATGGCAACATTGGCGTTCAACCAGTTTTTCATTAAAAATGCTGAAGCGGCTCTTCAATATGCGGATACCGAATCCAGCATCGAGTGGAGCGTTGATTTTGATTTCTCTAAGTATAAAAAGAAATTTAATACGGCTATGTTTGATGCCAGGGTTTTCTCTATTCCAAAAGACGAGGTATGTAACTGTTTGATTTGGAGGCAGCAGGATGCAACGCGCAATAGCATTGAATCTGTCGGACAAGCAAACTTTAGCCAAAAGCAATTAAACGGCAAGAGTTGTAATATGATTCAAGAGATGCTTTGGTCTGAAAAGGGAATAAATTGGAATGACTTTTCGATAGACTGCAAGCGTGGAACTTGCTGCTATCGTATTGCTGAGAATACGAAAGTTATAGACCCGAGCGACGACAGTAAATTTCTTAACGTAACAAGAAATGTATGGGTCATTGACAATGAGATTCCTATCTTTACACAAGACAGGAATTTTATAGAACGATGGATTTAACTTTCATAATCGGAGGCGCGGTATGAAAGCGGTCAGCATTATATGGGATGTGGATTACGAAGAAGATTTGGAGCTGTTACCAAAAGAAATTGAAATTCCAGATTGGATGACAGACGAAGAAGAAATTTCAGATTACTTATCCGATACAACAGGATATTGCCATAAAGGGTTTTATCTCGAAGAATAAAATAAGTTGGTGATATGAGGTGGAATAATGTGAGATGTTGTTTTTGTGGAAAGGATTTGTCCAGAGAATTATCAACCGGAGAGATTCGAGGCGGACTCGGAAACAAGGTGCTCGCGAATCTGTGCAGCGACTGTTATAAAAAATACATGCTACTTCAGCAAAACTGTTCAATTCTGAATTTAGGGCGTGAATAAGCATGGGAAAATCTGTTAATGAACTGATACAGGAACTTAGGTACCATGCTCGTTATAGCAAAAACGGTAAGGCTGGTGACGAATGTATCGTTACTAAGGAATTGCTGACAGATGCAGCAGAACGGTTGGAGGAGCTCTCTAAGTTAGACGGGTTTATAGATAAATGGAACACTATGAACTCGTAATGGGGGTGTGTTTATGGTTGTGATTCCACCATCTGGTAGGGGAACCGTTGCGTTCTATATAGACATTGATGACTGGGTTTTCCCGCTAAGCTTCCGTTATACGGCGGTTGGGAATAATCACAGACCGTGGACTTTTAAGATTGAGTTTCTTTGCTTTTCATTGCTTTTCTGTATAGATGAAGATAGCAAATAGATTATAAATTGAGCGGTGGCGGAATAGACAGAACCACATGGGCCGCATGGCGGCTGATAGCGCACAGCGCAACTAAACCAGCTCGGGGGTCAACTGGTAAAGCCTAATGCTGGATAGGCAATAGTAGACGCTATAACGAGAGGTAGGAACAGACAATGGTTCGAATCCATCACTGGTGTGATGCTTATGTTTAGTATAGGCGGAGTAGCCAAACACCAGTAGGCTCGTGTTGGCAATAATCGGTTCCATGCATGGTGCAAATCCATGCCCGCGTATTTGTATGGTAATAACATGGTGGTGATGAATATGTATGATGACTATGACCGCTGCTATGAGTGTAGCGCATATGGAGATGACTACTACATAGATGATAACGGTGAGTTAGTCTGCTATTGTCCAGAATGCCAGCGTCTGTTTGACGACGAATGGTATGATGACGAATGGGATTGACAGTGATATGCCAAAATACGATATAAACAAGCTGAGGTCTGCCGGCCTTAGGTATCTTGCTGTCGATAAAGATGGACAAGCGTGGGCGTTTGAAACAATTCCGCAAAGGGCGTATGGGTGCCATTGGATTTTGAGCAATGAGTTTCTACGCTCAAAAGAAAATGAAAACGAGCACTGGTCAAGAGTTCTTCATTGGAACTTGAAGGGTAGGAGAATATGTATGCCCGTATCTGACCTTCCAATTGATTTGAAATGGGAAGACGAACCGTATGATATTTTGGAAAATGGTCTTGTAAGAAAAGAAGATTTCAAAATATGGCCAGATTTTAGAAAATGTTAGATAGGTGGTGAACCGAAATGACAACCGACCAGATTAGAGAGATGATTGCTGGCGACAAATACAATTTTCTGCGCGAGAATATCCACTTGAATGGCCGCATAATTTTCTTGACTTTGGGCGGCAGCTATTCATATGGCACCAATGTCGAAACATCAGATGTTGATGTTCGTGGTTGCGCATTGAACAGCAGGTCTGACCTTCTTGGTTTAACAAACTTTGAGCAAGTAGTCAACACAGAAACAGACACAACAGTTTACAGTTTTAATAAGCTGATTGGCTTATTGCTAAGCTGCAACCCAAATACGATTGAAATGCTTGGGTGTAAGCCTGAGCATTACTTTTTAATCACGGATATTGGGAGAGAGATGGTCGATAACAGAAAAATGTTTCTGTCAAGGCGAGCAGTTCATTCCTTCGGCGGATATGCGAATCAGCAGCTCCGCAGACTGGAGAACGCTATAGCAAGAGATAAATTGTCTCAGGGGCGCAAGGAAGAGCACATCCTTAAATCCATGCAAAGTGCAGTCAAGTCTTTTGAAGGAAGATATACCTCGTTTAAGAATGGGAGCATGATTCTTTACACCGCAGACAGCGATAGAGATGACCTTGACAAAGAAATCTTTGCCGATATCCATATAGATAAGTATCCGGTTCGCGAGTTCAATAGCGTTATGAACGACCTAACAAACATTATCGGGACTTATGAAAAGCTCAACCATCGCAATCATAAGAAAGATGATAATCATCTGAACAAACACGCAATGCATCTCATACGATTGTACCTGATGTGTCTTGATATCCTCGAAAAGGAAGACATCATAACCTATCGGGAAGAAGACCACGACCTTTTGATGAGCATCCGAGCGGGTGAATACCAAAAGGAAGATGGTACGTATTTGCATGAGTTTTTTGAAATGGTAAACGACCTTGAGAAACGACTTGCATATGCGAAAGAGAACACGTCTCTGCCAAGCAATCCTGATTTGAAAAAGGTAGAGGAGTTTGTAATGAGCGTAAACAGGAGGGCAATCGATGAATAAAATCGCAATGCCACTGGGCGCAAGAACTATTGTACAAGGACTTCGATACGCAAACTATGACGCCTACGTAGTAGGAGGGTGTGTAAGAGACAGCCTGCTCGGTCTGGAGCCAAAGGATTGGGATATTTGTACATCTGCTACTCCAGAAGAAATGAAAGAATACTTCTCCCGTTGCAGCGTAAGAACCATAGACACCGGTCTAAAACATGGAACCATTACAGTAGACATGGAGCGGAGCGGGAAATTTGAAGTCACGACATTCCGCATCGACAACCACTACTCAGATGGGCGGCATCCAGATAGTGTGGATTTCACGGAGAGCATATACCTTGATTTGGCGCGGAGGGATTTTACAATCAATGCAATGGCGTTCAATCAGGCCGGTCTGATAGACCCATATCACGGGAGAGTAGATTTGGAAAACAAAGTCATTCGATGCGTAGGAAATCCGGATGACAGATTCAACGAGGATGCGCTCCGTATTTTGCGTGCTTTACGATTTGCGTCTACATATGGATTTCAGATAGAGGACAAAACAAAAGAATCAATACATAGAAATAAAGGCAACCTGAACAATATCTCAGCGGAGAGAATCCAATCTGAACTCTGCAAAATGCTTTTCGGAAAAGGGATACTTGAAATCCTTCTGGAGTTTAGCGATGTAATCACTACTGTCATACCGGAGCTCAAACCGTGTATCGGATTCCAGCAAAACAATCCATACCATCAGTATGATGTTTACGAGCATATAGCTCACGCCGTAGCAAATTATACCGGTTCTGATATCTCAGTAAAGGTAGCGCTGCTATTACATGATATCGGGAAGCCGTATTGTTACACAGAGGACGAAAAAGGTGGGCACTTTCACGGCCACGCTGTGCCAAGCAAAGACATTTCAGAGGAAGTGTTAAATCGACTTCGTTTTGACAACAAAACAAAAGGCGAGGTTTTAGACCTCGTCTTATATCACGATTCTCTTATAGAGCCAACGACTAAAACCGTGAAGAGATGGCTCAACAAAATCGGGGAGCACAGACTTTCTCAGTTAATTGATGTTAGGCTGGCAGATATATATGCCCATGCAGAAGGTACGCAGGAGTCTCGCATCAAGCGGTGCAACGACATCAAGGCTATTATGGAAGAGGTAATAAAGCAGGAGCAATGTTTCTCCATTAAAGACCTCGTTATCAATGGGAAAGATATCATGTCATTCGGAGTTCCAGAAGGGAAGATAGTTGGAGATACACTGCAATTTATTCTTGACATGGTTATTTCGGGCGACATCGAAAACACAATCGAAGCGCAAATGGAAGAGGTTAAAAAATACTTGGACGGGAAAGGCGTGTTGGTATGATAACAGAGGATATGGTTCGGTCTGGTATTCGAGAACACCTGATTACGTTTATAGTTGACCCAAATATGGGTAGTGGAACGGTGTGCAGCATAGGGGATAGCTGGTTTTACTTTGGTGGCCAGGAGGCAGAAGATGCAGCGCCGGAAGAGTATCTTGTAAACACACCATTGGACGACCTTGTTAGAGAAGTATATGAGGTTTTGGAAGAGTTCGATAAGGACGACGACTTCAGAGACGAATATGCGTACTACGAGGCCGTGCTAACATACTGGAACAAATATACCAAAAGCAACAAGGTACGATTGATATTTTAACTCACAGCCTTCTGAACCGTTGAGGCTTATTTCAGCGGTATCCCATTTCAGACGCCTTGCAGATTTACTGTTACATATTTTATTTACAGTAGCTTTTCGCCAAAGGCAAAAGTTTAGATTCGGTTCATATGTTCCGAGCCTGACGCACCGCTTCGCGGTGAGAGAGATTTTGACTCGTTTCACATTGTGAACAATGTTCACGAGTCCGTCAGGCTCAGGAACAGACGGGACTGCACATCGGCACAGACAATATAAGCCGATGCAGAAGGCGTCTTGGACAACCACTCCATGCAACTTTAAGGAGGTTGATTTGAGCAAAAAGACAAATGAGTATTTTGTAGAAGTGCTTAAAACACATGGTGTGGTACATATAGGAACAACAGATTTCTTGTTTGACTTGGAAGACCTCCCTATCATTAAGAGCAGAGAATGGTATAAGGATAAGGACGGGTACTTGGCAAGCAGCTATGTATTTAGCGGCAAGAGATGCTTTTTGATGTTTCATAGAATTATCATGGGTGCCAAACCACATCAGTTCATAGACCACATCAACAAAAATCGTGCAGATAACAGAAAGAAAAACCTGCGTGTATGTACTTGCTCAGAAAGTAATAGAAATCGTGGACGATACTCTACAAACAAGTCTGGAATAACAGGCGTCTACTACGATAAGAGCAGGAAAAAATGGGTCGCCAGCATTACATATAACAATAGGAAGCTCTATATCGGTAGATTCCAATACAAAGGCGATGCTGTGATGGCAAGGCTTGAAAAGGAAATGGAACTGTTTAAGGATTTTGCCCCACAAAGAGAACTATACGATAGCCTTGTGAGATAGGTGGTGTACGGAAAAGTGAACTTTTATGATAATGATGAAATGCCGTATAGGAAGAAGTCAAAGGGTAAGCATATAAAAAAGTCGAATCATAAACATCGCTTTGAACCATGTGTTTTTGAGTATGAAAGTAAGCGGTTCGACAGGCATAAGGGATATGTCCCAAGTACGGAGGTATCACTCGGTTCATACTGTCCAATCTGCGGCAAGGTGAGTCTCTCGCTCTCAGGTGAACCAGGCAGATGGGTTTCTTCTACGAGACACAGCGCCTTTTGGAGGAATGAGTATACCGAAGAAGCGAAGCGGGAACTCAACAAGGAAACAAGAACCCTGCCGACATTTCATCTGGATGACTACTTCTCACAGAAATATGTGGAAGTAAACTGATTATAAAATCCAAGTTTTATAAAGAGGGTAACAATGCCAAGCGAATTTATATATCCAAAGGGAGAGCATGTGTGGGTAAGCTATTACGATACCTCGCATAAGTTGGTTTTTGTTATAACGAGCAAGGAGGCAAGGGACTACTACTTTTTATATGAACTTGTCGATGGAAAGTTCAAAAAGTTAGGTCGGGCAAAATCGCCGACAGAACTTGAAAACAAATTTGATGTAGACAAAAGAATGGGGGTGCATTCTTGAACGACTTTGAATTTGATTGTATGCAGAAAAAGCGTTTAGCACATCAAGCAAAGTATCGAAAGCGAGGAAGTAAGAGTAAAAAATGCCCCATGTCTACAGACCACATGACGGCTAAGCAATGGAAAGAAAGGTGTGGTAAAATAGTGACAGTAAAGATGGATAGCCCAGTATCATGGGCGTCATTTAAGGAGCTTTCTAAATCAACACAGGAAGAATACATAAAAAACCTTATGTCAAAATATCAAGTCAACGCATCAAGCCTTGCTGAAATGTTCCAGGTAAAGCCACTCACAGTTCGCCGGCACATCGTCTCGCAGGGTCTTGCTATCACGTTTCCGGTTGGGCACTCTATGAACACTGAACAAAGGCGAGAGTGGGAGAGATTCCTCACAAGCGGAGATGATGAAGAAGAAAATGGAGAACCAAAGAATGTGGATACTGAAACTGTGAGAGAGGCAGCAATGTCTATGAGCAGTTTTTCACTACGTTTCAATGGGAAGATTGACATTACGATGATTTCAAATTCACTCATTCGAATCCTCGGCAATGATTCTGTTGGTGAGATTGAAATCTCATGTCATCTCGCACGGTGACTTCCTTGTTTTGTGACAGTACATATGATAAAATTCATTCAAAAGGACTATAAAGGAGTGGTTAGGTGGAGAACGGATTTGAAAAAACGTTTATCACAAGTAACGAAGCGGAGCAGTGCGCAGATGAATTCTTGGAAATGATAAGCCAAGAAATTGAAGATGATGAAGAGAAAACAACAATGCTTGATTTACAAAAGTATAAGCAAATCCAATTCGCATACTCTATGTTGAAGTATCTTACCAGAGGCAGCGACGCAGTCGTGTCATATAAACTTAATGAACCATTTAAGACAATGGGGAGCGTTTCTGTCGAAGGGAAATCAATAGAGTTTTACAACCCTGAGTGGTTCGCACGTGTGGCAGAATTTGCGAGCAACACAGAAGTATACCCGCTTGCAAAGAATAGGGTTCGGCTTACTTTTACATTTCATGGCTTGACGAAAGCTATCGACTAAAGGAGGTATGGCATGGAGTATATCGGATGCTTTGATGCTGTTGACGAGGTTGTACTGGAGGCTACCAAACAATATGGTAGCCAATATGCATTGAACAGGAGTTTCTACGAAAAATTGCCTGAAGTTTGTGATTGCGTAGATAAACTGTTTGAAGAACTTGATTGCCTCAGTATAGAGGTAAATGTATATGACGTTCCCGAAAAAAGAGTGTCTATCGAAATTGTCTGTGATGAGGTGGTTATGCAGCACGGAAGAGAGCATACCTTCTTTCAGACAATCCAAATGTTTGATTCATTCTCATTTTCTAAATCTAAGAATGGGAACGTTTGTATCTCGTTAAATCTTGACACGATGTGGGAGAGAACGAATGAATGAGAAAAGAAGAGGACAGCTCCGGAGCGCATTAACTATGATAAACAGCGCTGCATCGATAATTGACTCCGTATATGATAAAGAACAGGATTGTCTTGACAATTATCCAGAGAATTTACAGAATACGGATAGATTTGAGTGCATGGAAAATGCTGTAGAGAATCTGAGCGATGCGCTTGAGAAAATTGATGAAGCAAAAGAATGTATTTCAATAGCGATTAGATAAAGGTGGTGTGGCAATGTGGCGCTTTTGATGGCTATTATTCTTAGTGCGATTCTTCTTACCATCAAAAGAGTAGATAGCTCGAAGAAGGCAAATGCTGTAAGAAAGACAGACGAGGAATGGGGCAAAAGAGAAAATTTTCGTGCGGCCTATACGGACTTGCAACTCGAAAAAGAAGCTCGTACTTTTATAGAAAACCCTCAAAATGCTTACAACGTAGACCAAGAGATTAAGCAAGCGGTTTCAGAGATGAAATATCAAAAGCGAAGCCACAATAGCTTAACATACCAAGATAAGCTCGATATATTTTTGGCCAACAGAGGTAAGGTAAGCAGAAGAGCTGCGGAGCTTGGGTATTGGATTGGATATAAACAAGGCGGGAAGGGGAAAGGAAAGGGATACTCTCGTGATTTAGACACAGAAATGGAACAGTATGGCTTCATGATATGGCTACAAAATGCTTTGTATAAGCATCATAGAGATGCCAAGTTAGTAGTTCTTAAAACAAACGCAGGAATTCCATTTGGATACGCATGGAATGGTTCTCCCTATGAACGTCAATGCTTGGGAAGCGGAGAATCGAAAACAAATCTTCAAGAATTTCAACCACAAATGGAAACATCTTTTTGAAAAGATAAACGGGGCGCTGGTGCGCCCCGTTGTTATTCACTCATCTTCAAAGAGATAATCAGGGAGTTCAATATGCTTTCCGAGCAAGACTTTGCCAAGCGCTTTTACGTTGCTGCCGCTATCAAAAGAAACAAATACGTTTGAGTTGCGACGATTTGGATTTGCTGATACAAGGATAAGGTTGTTATTGTCGTCAATATAATATTGTTTACAGTACATTGCCCCATCCACACAGAATATACCAACATCACCAACTTGTAATTCTGCGTCTTTCTTTACATACACCATATCTCCATCGTTGATATACGGATACATGCTATCTCCCTGGATATCTACGGAGAAATCCGCATCATCCGGGACTGATTCGTCAACAAGCATCATCTCGAAATCCGCTCCATCAAGTGGGACATTAAATCCTGCAGCAGACGGTGTTGTATAGTGCGGTATATATCTCTCGCTTTTTTGGAACGCGATAACTTTTTTATAAGGCTTCGCTCTCTCGGCATCAACTCTCTTTTTTTCGAGTAGGCATATCGTATCTACTGCTTTTTTGCCATAGGCATCAAGTTCTTTGTAGTTATTTAAGAGTGCCATCTCATCAACAGATAGAATTGGCTGCTCAACGTTGCTTACACTAACACCAACAAGTGAATCTATCGAGATATTCAATACAGAACTCAACGAAATAAGCATATCCAATGTTGGCTTTCTTGCGCCTCGCTCCCAATTTCCAATACAAACAGTTGATACTCCAACCGCCGAGGCTAACTCATGTTGAGTCATTTTTCTTTTCGAACGGTAATTTTTTAATCTAAGACCGAAGTCCACGTTTTAGCCCTCCAGAAAAAATGTGCGGTGTTTGCTGTTGACACCGCTTGTTGTTTGTGGTAGCATTAACAGCACAACAACTGTTATCAATCGTAGGATAACACAAACTCTTGTTTCTGTCAACAGAAAAGAAAAGGCAGCCCGCCGTAAAGACGGACTGCCCGGACGGTGTGCGCCGCAATGAACACAAGACACGACGCACAATTTGCACCTGTATTGCTACAGGTGAGGAGTGCAGTGACACCACTCACGGCATTCCTTCCTGTAGTATACCACCGTATTCCGCGTAAATCAATGGAGGTTTTTTGCTGCAGGATGAAAAAGAAGATATCAGTAAGAGAGCTAAAATCGTATTATGAAAAACACAAACCAAGTTGCATTTGTTATCAGACAGAAAATCAGGATTGGTACAGAGCTTCAGACCCATGTAAACTAAAAATGTCCTTCCCAGTTATGTTGATTTTTGAAAATCCAAACATGATATGCCTGAAGTCATCCGGTAATACGATGTCGTTTGACCGTGTAAAGTCCGTTGAGATTGATACTGATTCATCAGTGCTTGGGGATGTGTTCACGCTGTTTTGTGGAGACTTTAATACCGACGACTATGACATTACATATACGCTCGTAGTAAGTTAATATTTTTTCTTGTTGTTCATTTAATTGAGTTGACATGATGGTGCAACCATGCTATACTCCAGATATCAACATAATTGGATTGAAGGAGATATGGCGGTGAATAATCAGAGAATCGAGAGAACCCCGCAAATCGGGGAAGTGTACCTTATGAAGTTCAGTGGAAGCGGTAGCGAGCAAGTTGGATGGCGCCCCGGATTAGTGTTTCAGAACAATGTCGGGAACTCATTCAGCCCCAATATCATTGCTCTCCCTCTTACAAGCTCGATAAAAAAAGTTGGCCAGCCGACACATGTTCTCGTGAAGGCATCCGATAATGGCCTGAAGAAGGACAGTATGGTATTGTGTGAGAATCCGCAGAGAATGTCCAAAGAAAATGTAGGTAGGTATATCGGTCGGCTTACCGATAGCACCATGCGTGAGGTTGCTGCGGCGAATCTTCTGGCAACAGCAGCCATCTCATATCTGGATGTTGTAACTTTGGTTTCTGCGTGGTCTAAAGCCGTAGAGCTGAACGCCGTTGCATTGGCGTGACACTACATAGACGTAGGAGGTTTCGCAATGTACAACGAAGAGCTTAAGAAAAGATTTATAAGGGATTACACAGGCAGTCTGAATACGGCAAACGTTGCCGCAACCATGTTTAATGCGGCGGAGAAGCATGAGATTGGATGGAATGCAGACCTGTGTACTCGGAGTGCCGAAGAGTTACAGCCTATGATAGATGATATTGTAGGCTTGCGCTCCAAGAGCAGGTGGATGACGCTGATTATCCTAAAGGAATATGTGAAGTGGTGCATCGCCATGAAGGTTCCTGGGGCTTGCGACGGGATGATGCACATCGAAGCAGTCGGCCTGGATAAAGTAAAGCACCAAATGGTATCGAGCCCGCTTCACCTACAGCGTTTCATGGATTCCATATTTGACCCAGAATCCGAAGAAACAATCGATAACATCTACCGTTGTTATTTCTGGATGGCATATGGAGGAATAGACGAAGAAGACACTATTGCCATAAGAAAAAGCGATGTAAATTTCCAAAGGATGTACATCCAGTATAAGTCAACGAGTATCCCTATTTACAGGGAGGCAGTTCCTGCGTTTCGTAATGCAGTGATGTTAGACAGCTTCGTCTACAAACACCCAAATTATTCTAAGGATATACGACGGAACAGGGTTCAAGGCGATACTATAATGAGAGGGATAAAGGCTGCGACCAAAACATTCACGATGCGTGCGACATTGTCGAAGAGAAACATCAAGGCGATTGAAGAAGGCAAAACAGACCTTCAGCTAAGCTTCTATAGGGTTAGAATGTCAGGATTGTTCTATAGGGTATATGAGATGGAGCGTGCCGGCATATCTCCTAATTTTTCGGAGGCAGCACTCCGTGTTATGGATGGGAAGACGTATTCCTTAAAGGGACGCGAGAAGCTTGAACACAAGCAAAACAGAATCGAAAAGGACTACATGGAAGACTATGAACGCTGGAAATTAGCGTTTTCTATTTAAGGTGGTGAACATCCGTTGGAGAAAAAATCGAAGATAAGACGTGTGTGCACCATATTAGTAGGAATGGTTTGTGTAGCCGTATGTTTAACATCATGTGGTGATTCGTCAAAAGGTTCTGAGGGAGATGGAGGCTCTCTTTTTGATAAGCCAGAAGTTGCATCCGATACCATCTCATCTTCTGCAGAGAACAGCGTCGTATTGGATACCCCGGAAGATTTTTTGGAATTTCAAAATTATATTGGGAAAGATATTTCTATCTTTGGAATGGAAGCTGGGCTTGAAGAATACGACGGCGGGGAAAGTTCATTATACGGCCACAGCGGTACAGTAGAAATTGGAGTAGGATGGGACGGTAAAACAATAATCCGTGCAGTCCTTACGTTTGACAATAAAGACAACCTCATTGATGATTTTGATGATGTTAGCGGGAAACTTGAAGAGGTTTTCGGAGACCCTGAGCTATATGATTCCGGAGGTATAACGAGTTACTCTGGAAAAACTGACTTTGATTTTAATCTGTCAAGAAGATATGGGACTGCAGCAATCTCTTGGAACGGAGATAACAGAAAAGTATACGACAGTGGAAATCCAAATGCAAGCGAACAGAATCCACCGGCATCGCATACGCCAGACGACCCATATATCGGAATGACATCAGAGCAAGTATTGGAATCTACTTGGGGAGAGCCCACAGAAATCAATAAACGAACTACGCAGTATGGAGTGTCCGAACAGTGGGTATACAGAACTGATTCTAAAACAAAGTATATATATTTAGATGACGGTGTTGTCACTGCAATCCAAGAGTAGTTGCTGATATAGCGATAAAAGGAACCCAATTTTGGGCTCTTTTTATCACCGTATCAACATAATTAAATAAACTACAATGGCCGAAGCGCCTTGTAAATATATTGAAAAGAAGGGTGTAAATCATGGTGTTCAATCGACAGAAGACATTAGACCTCCTGCAGGAGAAGGAGCAAAGACTCGCAGAGCTCATGAGCGAATCAGCGAGCGCAGTGCAGATGGTTCAGCAGACCATCGAAAATCTGGACTCGGTTAATAAGAATATCGAGTCTACGATTGGAGAAATCGATACATATCTGCAGCGCCTGAACGAAACCCGTTCTGGATTGGATTCGACGTATGCGAAGAACCGAAAAATCATGAGTAACTTTTCTGCACTTTTATGTGTTGAGTAAGGAGGAATACTATTGGAAGAAAAAAGGGAGCGTTTTATTTCAATCTTCAAAGACAAAGTAAGTCGTGATGGGGCAAACGAGCTGCTTGAATGGCTTGAGGATTCTGATTTCTTTGTTGCTCCTGCGTCAACAAAGTATCATGGTTCATATGAAGGTGGCCTTGTCGAGCACTCGTTAAATGTATACGACTGCTTAGTTGGAGAGCTTAGACAAGAGGGACTTTCTGAGCTGTATTCAGATGAGACTGTTGCGATTGTATCCCTGCTGCATGATGTCTGTAAGACGAACTTTTATAAGAAGGGGACAAGAAACGTTAAGGAGAATGGTCAGTGGGTGACCAAAGAAGTTTTTGAGATTGATGAAAAATTCCCATGTGGTCATGGAGAAAAATCTATTATCATTCTTCAGAACTTCATTCACATGAATGCAGATGAAATCTATGCCATTAGAGCACATATGGGTGGGTTCGATACGTCTGTAAAAGGCGGCGACTATTTTATCGGAAAGATTTTCGAGAAAAGCAAACTTGCCCTTCTGCTTCACTTAGCAGATATGAAAGCAACGTATTTACTGGAGGGTTGATATGGCGGAACAAAATCTGAACATCTATCAAAAGCTTGCTAAAATTCGCAAGCAAGTCGAGGTTATCCAAAGGAACAAGAAGGGATACGGATATACCTATGTTAGCGAGGACGAAATCCTTGCGAAGATTTCTGGATTCATGGACAAGTATAGCTTGTCTTTGATTCCAAGTGTAATACATAGCAGCGCAGTTGTATCACCATACAATACAAAGAAGACCAAGTCTACCAACAAAGGCGAAATCTATGAGGAGAATGTCAACGAAGTTCTTGTAAGTGCAGACATGGTATTTACTTGGGTCAACAACGAAAATCCAGACGAGCGTGTGGATGTTCCCTGGATTTTGGTAGGCCATCAAAGTGATGGCTCACAAAGTTTTGGCTCCGGTCTTAGTTATGCAATGCGATACTTCCTTCTGAAATTCTTTAACATTGCTACACCGGACGATGACCCGGATAAATGGCGTAGTAAGCAGAAGGCAGCAGGCGTTGCTGAAGATAAGATGATTGCGGAAGAGATTATCTCTACGTTTGATACCACTGTCAAAGAGTTCTTGGCCAGCAATCAGGATAAGACAGATGATGTAAAGAAGTTTGTCGCCAAGTATGTGAAGGGTGGCAACTACTTTGCGATTACAGAGTCGGTTCTGGCATCTAAGCTGTTGTCAGATTTCAAAGATACTTTTATGACGAAGGAGTGATTTATAAATGGGATTCCGAACGGGTGCATATGCAAAGATTTGGGAAGTGACCCCAATGAGTGACACAAGCACTAAGGTGCGAATGTCGATTAGCAGAAAGAATAAACAGACTGGAGAGTATGAACAAGACTTTTCTGGGTTTGTTCTTTGCATTGGGACTGCAGCAGCACGGAAAGCGTCGCAGCTCCATGAGGGTTCCAGAATCAAAATTGGTGATTGCGATGTAACTACCAAGTATGATTCACAAAAGAAGATTACATACACTAACTTCAAGATGTTTTCATTTGAGGATGAGGACGGTGGAGAGCCGGCAGCTGAACCTACAGACCCACAGCCCGATGTTGACAGTGGGGAGATTGATGACAACCGCCTCCCGTTCTAAGGTGACTGACCTATGGGGGAAGTCAATTACGCACCGATAATTCAAGATATGGTTTGGAGTTATTCCAGAATAAAAGCTTTTGATGATTGCCATTATAGATGGTATTTGCAGTATATCCGTAGGCTTCACGGGAAAGATATGTTCTTTGCGAGCTATGGTAGCTTTATGCACAAGCTTATAGAGCTGTACTATAAAGAAGGCAGGACATCCGAGCAACTATGTGATATGTACTTGCGAGATTTCAAAAGCAAAGTAGTTGGATGGGCTCCAAATAAATCGGTGTTTGGAAACTATTTCAAGAGCGGTTTACAATACCTAAAAACAATTAAGCCGTTTCCCTATGATGTGATAGCTATTGAGAAAAGAGTTGACTTCAACCTATCCGGCATACCATTTGTTGGGTATATAGATTTCCTTGGTGAGAAAGATGGTGGGCTATATATCGTCGATAACAAATCAAGGAATCTGAAACCAAGGAGTGCGAGAAGCAAGCCTACAAAATCAGACTTAGAGTTAGATGATTATCTGAAGCAGCTTTATCTATATTCTGCTGCAGTTGAGCAAGAGTACGGCAGAACTCCACAGTCTCTTTGCTTCAATTGTTTTCGCACCCCAATTCTAATCGAAGAGCCGTTCTCGGAACAAGCATACGCTGAATCCAAGCAATGGCTTTTTAATAAGGTACAAGAGATAACAGAGGAAACAGATTTCTCTCCAAACATAGAGTATTTCAAGTGTACGCATTTGTGTGAGATGAGAGATTTCTGCGAGTATTATAGGCTGTCACAGAGGAAGAGGTGATAAACAATAAGAGCGGAAGATATAACGAGGATAGATAGTGAGGCTGGTGTTGTGGCGTCTCTTGTGTATCACCCAGACTTTTCGTTCTATTCTGAAAACTTACTGCCAAATCACTTTTTCAACAAGGAAAATCGCTATATCTACACGGCGATATGTAATCTCGCTCAACGTGGAATAACGCGCATCGATACATATAGTATCCTGCAATCACTGCAGTCACAAGAAGCGACCGCTCAATACGCAAATGAACTGACGGTTACACAGCTGAATGACTTCATTGATACGAGTGATGGGCTTGCAAGACATAATGTGGAAGATTATATGCTGTGTGTAGATAACGTAGTTAAAGCAGCATTCAGACGTGATGCACTACAGACGCTGAAAAAATGTGAAGCGATGTGCTTCAATGAGTCAATTGATGATATCGAGCAACAAATCTATCGTTCGCTTGACGATATGATGATGGAGTTTTCTGCAACAACAGAAGTACCTGCATATAAAGATGTCATTGATGAATGTTGGGCTGAAATTAAAGGGAGACAGGGCAGCGGATACGCCGGCATCCCATTTAAGTTTCCTGCCTTAAACGACTACGCAACAATAGAACGTGGAGAGCTGTTTATCTTTGGCGCAGAACAGAAACAGGGAAAATCAATGATGCTCCTAAACTGTGCTGTAGATTTACTGAAGCAAGATTACGGTGTGCTGTACTTGGATAGTGAGCTGAATACGAGATTGTTTACGGCAAGAATCCTGGCTCATCTTACTGGCATCGAGTACAAGAGGCTTACTTCCGGTAATTATAGCGCCGAAGAAGAGCAGCGAATCATGGATGCGAAAGAGTGGTTAAAGACAAGAAAGTTTACCCATCTTTACATTCCTACCTTTGACCAACACAGCATTTATACTGCGGTGAAAAAAGTAAACCATACACAAGGACTTGATGTCTTAATCGTGGATTACTTCAAAGGGAAAGGAGAGGGTGACGCATTCGATAGTTATCAAGAGCTCGGTCGCTTCGTAGACATGGTAAAAAATCAGATATGTGGCGAAATGAATATCGCTGGAATCGGTGCGGCACAGGCAACTATAACTGGGAAGCTGGCTGATAGCGCCAAAATAGCGAGAAACGCATCAACAATAGCGATGATATCTGATAAAACACCAGAAGAAATTGAAGCGGATGGGGCAGAATGTGGAAATAAAAAGCTTCGCGTCACAGTAAACCGAAATGGCATGCAGATGGCGCAAGGGGAATACATAGATTTGCTGTTCGATGGAAACCATATCCTGTATCAACAAGCAAAACAACATATACCACAGACTCCATTTTAACCATTCATCATAATTAAATAACATACTGAGAGGAGGAACGGAGTGGAGTTATCAGAGTTGATTGAATCGGTCGATATTCTCGACTACATCTCACAGTACACCGACTTTACAGAGAAAAACGGAGAGTATTGGGGTCTCTCACCTCTTAAAGAAGAAAACACTCCTTCCTTCTCCATTCGTAAAGAGGAAAATAACTTCTACGATTTCTCATCTGGTGTTGGAGGGAATGTCCTTACCTTCATTCGGTACTACAACAAATGTGGTTATCAAAGGGCAATCGAAATATTGAAGGAATACGCCGGATGTAGCGGCGATATAGCTCCCCAACATAAAAAACTGTCTGCCACAGAAGTCGCAAAGAGGTATGCAAGAACTCAAAAGGCGAGTAAATCAAGCAAAGTTGCACCTCTGCCAGATGACTACATGGATAGGTATGAGAAAAAAGAGGATAAGCTTCTTGTTTGGTGTGCTGAGGGCATATCAAGAGAGTCGCTTGACAAATTCCAGGTCTATTATGACAGCTTTTCAAACCGTCTTGTATATCCAATTAGAAGTCCAGACGGACAAATCATTAACGTAGGCGGCAGAACGCTCGATAACGATTGGAAACAGAAGGGAATCCGTAAATACACCTACTTTAAGGCTTGGGGAGAACTGAATACACTCTATGGCCTGTATGAAAACAGAGATGCAATTAAAAGCAAGCGAGAAATCATCCTGTTTGAGGGAGCAAAATCTGTAATGCTCGCTGATACATGGGGAATCCATAACACAGGGGCGATTTTGACGTCTCATTTGAATCCAAATCAGATGAAAATCCTTGCAAAGCTTGCCTGTACAGTGGTTTTTGCACTTGACAAAGAGGTGTGCGTTAGAGACGACCATAATATCAAGCGTCTAAAGCAGTTTGTTAAGGTCGAATACATATGGGATAGGGATAATTTGCTTGGCGCAAAAGATGCGCCGGTCGATAAAGGGTTAGAAACATGGAAAAAACTCTATGAAGGGAGGTTGTCATGGCGATAAATAACCAATATACCGTTTACCACCTGCATAGTGACCTTAGTAATGGTGTGACGAACATTGATTCGGTTACAAAATACGGTGAGTACATAGAAAAAGCCAAAGAACTTGGCATAAAAGCTATGGCTTTCTCAGAACACGGCTCTATATTCGAGTGGTGGCATAAAAAAAGTGCCATCGAAGCAGCCGGCATGAAATACATTCACGCAATAGAAGCGTATCTCACATCTACTCTGGCAGAAAAGGTAAGAGACAACTACCACTGTGTGCTTATCGCACGGAATTACGATGGGTTTTTGGAGTTGAACAAGCTCGTATCTAAGAGTTTTGACCGGACGGATAACCATTTCTACTATGTCCCACGTATAACCTTTGACGAATTGTTTAGTACGTCAGACAACATCTTAATCACGACGGCCTGTATTGGCGGCGTGTTCGGGAAAGCAGATGCTGACGTAGAAGAAAAATTCCTAAGTTTTCTTGAACGAAACAAACATAGGTGTTTCTTTGAAGTAGGCCACCATATGGACGAAAGACAGGTTGAGTATAACCAAAAGCTATATAAGCTTAGCGAACAAACAGGAATCAGCTTAATTGCTGGAACAGATACTCATGTCTTAAATGAAGTTCACGAAAAAGGTAGAAGCATCCTACAGGCGTCAAAGAGCATTCAATTTGATGGGGAAGAAAAATGGGATTTGAAATTCAAATCCTATGACGAACTTGTTTCTGCATATCGAAGACAAGGTTCTTTGCCGGAGGATGTATTCTTAAATGCGATTGAAAACACAAATGTAATGGCAGATATGGTGGAAGAATTCACACTCGACAGGGGAACAAAATATCCACATATCTACGAAGACCCAGAGAATACGTTCAAAAATAAAATTGAAGAAGCTTTGCAGAGCCACCCCTACGCATTAAAAAACCACGACGAGGGAGAACTGCGTAAGGTTGTCGAGGAAGAGTACCAAGTCTATAAAGCAACACAATCTATCGATTTTATGCTTTTACAAACCTACCTTAGAGAATGGGAAAAAGAAAACGGAATCCAATGCGGGTATGGTAGAGGTTCAGTTTCTGGCAGTATGGTTGCGTATTTACTTGGCATTACACAGATGGACAGCATCCGGTTCGGCCTCAACTTCTTCCGTTTTATGAACCCTTCCCGTGTAACGAATGCTGATATTGATACAGATTATTCTGGCAAGGACAGAGAGACTGTAAAACAGTTCTTGCTTCGAGACAAAATGAACTTGCCGAATATTAGGTCTGCAGAGATTATCACATTCAATACGATTGCGCTGAAGGGTGCAATTCGTGATGTGTGTCGTGCTTTGTATAAAGACAGGCAAGACATGAACTATCTGCAGGTTGCCAATTACATATGTAAAGAAGCAGATTTGCATGAAGACTCCGTGCGCAAAGAGTATCCAGAAGTTTTCAAGTATGTGGACATCGTGAACGGAACCATCGTATCTATTGGAACGCATCCAAGCGGAGTTCTCATTAGCGATTTACCAATCGAACAGACAGTCGGCTTGTGTTCTGTATCAACATCGGATTACCCGGTGTCTATGATTAACATGAAAGAGCTCGATGACTTGATGTACGTCAAGTTGGATATCCTCGGTCTGGATAATATTGGTGTAATCAACGACACATGCAAGAAGCTCGGTATCGAGCGCTTGACGCCAGACAATACGGACATGGAGGATATGGCCGTATGGAAGAGCATCCGTGATAACACAACACTGGTGTTCCAGTGGGAGTCTGATAGTGCACAGCATTATCTGAAACAGTTTATGTCTGACGAGACGCTTGAAATCGCAAGGTCTAAGATTCCCAACTTCTCCATGTTGAAGTGGATGTCATTTGGAAATGGCTTGTTACGTCCTGCATGTGCAAGTTTCCGCGACAGCGTTGCAAGAGGAGAGTTTTACGACAACGGATTCGATGCGCTTAATGAATTCCTTGCTCCAGAGGCTGGACGTATTGCAATGCAAGAGACGATTATGCAGTTCCTTGTCAAGTTTTGTGGTTACTCAGCGGCAGAGTCTGACAACGTAAGACGTGCCATTGCGAAGAAAAAAGGTACGGAGACATTACTTCCTGAAATCGAAAAACGGTTCATTGAGTATTCGTCAGAACACTACGATATCACTAAAGAACGTTGCGAAGAAGTAATTAAGCCGTTTCTGCAAATCATCTTGGACGCTTCGGCTTACGGTTTTTCATGGAACCACTCAGACGCATACTCATCAATCGGGTATATCTGTGGGTATCTAAGATATTACTATCCGCTGGAGTTTTTAACAGCAGCACTTAATATCTTCGGCGACAATATGGATAAGACGGCGGACATTACAAACTATGCCACAAAGGTAGGTATCAAAGTAACGCTGCCAAAATGGGGACTGTCCAGAGGGAAATACTTCTATGATAGAGAGAAACGGATTATTGCAAAAGGACTGACATCAATCAAGTACATGAGTGCTGGCCTTGCGGACGAGCTGTATGCATTGTCCAAAGAAAACCATTATTCCAGCTTTATGCAACTGCTTGACGACCTCGACAAGAAGACAAGCATCAACTCACGACAACTCGATATCTTGATTAAGCTTGACTTCTTCTCAGACTTTGGGAACCAGAGAGAGCTGCTGCGCATGGTAGACCTATTCTCAAACACGTTCAAGAAGGGCGATGCTAAGAAGATTAAGAAATCAGATGTTGATGGCACGCCGCTCGAAGAGATTGTGAAGAGGTATGCCGTTGGTGTCACGAAGTCCGGCGGTGTCGCAAAGAGCTACACGCTATTGGATGTCATGTCCATTTTGAAGGAAGCTGAAAAATCCATCAAGAGCGTAGGGATGGAAGACCTGAGCGATATTATCAAGGTCAGAAACTTTTACGATGTGATGGGATATATCGGTTATGTATCTGGTAGGGACGAAGACCGCCGTAAGTTATATGTAACCGATGTACGACCTTTACATAGAAAATCGGATGGGAAATTGTTTGGATATAGTATCTACACAAAATCCATCGGAAGCGGGAAGGAGAGCCGTTTTACAGTATTTTGCAGAGTATACGATAAAGACCCAATCAAGTCTGGTGACATCATCTACTGCAAAGGATATGAGCGTGACGGTCAGTATTTCAAACTAACTGCTTACAGCAAAGTATTTTGATGGAGGTGATTCCCATGTGGGGTTCTTAATATCATGCTTCTCAAACAATTCAACATCATATAAAACTCATGTTTTATGAATAAAAGGAGTGTGCATAACTTGACGGGAAACCCGATTTGTAATCTCTGCGGTAAAGAATTAGATTTCTTTGACATGCAGAACGACTTTTCTATACATAAGAAAATTGGATACGGGAGTGTCCATGATGGAGACGATGTGTATTTGCGTCTGTGCTCTGATTGTTTTGATGAGCTCGTAGACGAATGCAATGTTTCACCAATTGAGGAGATGAGCGAGTAATGGATAGAGCTCGACTGGATGCAATTATAAATGATGTGTTCAATAACGTTGCGCGATTGGAAGCTACTTCTCAAGAGCGAGACCGTATTGTAATTGTGATGAGCAGGGAAATGCGGTATGAAGTTATCAGAAACACGGAATACACCACAACAAATGGCGGTGTAGAAATGTTGTTTGGATATCGCGTTGGCGTCATCAATGAACAGGTTGAGGGTGAATATATTGTTCCAGCGCTCATGGGCATGAATTACCATGATGGGATGCAGCTCAACGATGTGATTATCGTAGATGATGATAATCGGCTGTATCGGTTGGAAAGTACATCACCAATTCGGTTCTCAGATATGGGTCTCACGGTTAACTTTTGTGAGAATATTACCGCAACTACTGCAGCAGTCAATTATGATGCAGCAATGGACACTATCGCAACTATGGCAGATACATTGGCGACAACTGTAGATACCGCAACAATTACGCTAAACGATTTTGCGTCTGCATATTCCAATATACGGTGGGACGATATAAGCTATGAGACAGCTCAGACAACCGCAAATATTGGAGACGGTAATACATGGTGGTTCCGAGCGCCATATGATTATTACTATGGCACAGTTGAACAGACATTTGTAGAGCCAAAGAAACCAAAACGTAAATCGAAAAGAGAAGAAGAATTAAGCGCCGGAGATACACGCCTTATGGATGAGTTTCTTGAAGGGTTTAGAAGAAACGGTGCTTGATGATGGTTAACATACTGTGATAAAGCCCGGAGCTGTTATGGCTCCGAGCTTTTTTCACAGACAGCAGAGAGGTAAAACAATGCGGAAATTATTCACTATCTTAGCGCTATGCGTACTGATGTGCCTCATGTCAAGTGGATGTGTGATTGCAGACGCTGGCGAAAAGACAAATGAAGAAGAAATCGTTTCGGTAGGGTACGACAGTAATGTGGACTATATGTCACTGATGATTCGTTATGCTGCTGCCGGCGATATGGATGCGTTGGGCGCTGCTGTTACGGCGAGAAACGAGAAAATAGCGAACCAACATTTAGAGCATAAGCAAATCAGCGTAGAGGAATTTCTGAGCGACTTTGAATCATACGCTGGATTTTCACTTGACGTTGACTATATGGATGAAATGGTGTCCTGCTGTTTAAGTGGAAATATACAAGAAGGGGTATCCGCAGAAAAAGCAAGAAACTTAAAGATTGATGCGCTTAACCTCGACACTGCAAAGGTCAGCTTTAATGATTTGTATTTGCTATCCAAGATAATCACCTCTGAGGCAGGTTCATATTGGCTATCTATGGAGTGGAAGATGATGGTAGGAGAGATACTCCTAAATCGAGTAGCATCCCCTGAGTTCCCAAACTCGATTGAAGAATGTATCTACCAGCCTGGGCAGTATTACAGCAAGAGTGATAAATACTTCGCAAATCTCTTGCCATATGAAAGCTGCGTTGAAGCAGCTCTGCGCCTGCTGAATGGTGAGCGAATTATCAATGATGGTTCTGTTGTTTTCCAAGCTAATTTCCGCCAAGGGAGCGGCACATACCTCAGACTGTATGACAAACAATTGGGATATACATACCTGTGCTATAGCAGTTATCCGGAGTTATACGAAAGTTGAGGTTATCAATGGGAAAAGTAATTATTCAAGAGAGATATACAACGAAGAACCCAATCACGATGATTGGCGAGGAAGCAGGAACATGCTGGGGAGCGGACACAAATGACGATGTGAAAAACTATAAACGTGGTCTCGACTGCCTCAGCAATGAGCACGGAAGAACAATTGAGTATCCTGATGTCTATATGATTTTGGATGGGTACTCTGCGCGAGTTATCCGAGAGTGGTATACGCATATCGGAGGTTCACCGACAAGACTTCAGGCAAGCACGAGGTACATCGACTATGAGCATGGATTTGACTTTGTCATCCCGCCGTCTATCCAAAATAACGCAAGGGCTCTTGATGTGTATACCGGTATTATGGCGGATATCGCTGATGGGTTAAAAACATTGGACGAACTTGATATCCCACGGGAAGACTCCGCGCTGGCTCTCCCGCTTGGAATGACAACGAGAATCGTGTGCAAACACAATGCGCGGAATTTGATGGATATGTCACATCAGCGGATGTGCAGCAGAGCATATCATGAGTATCGTGTGCTGTTCCATGATTTGTGCGAAGCGCTTCGGGACTACTCCGAGGAATGGAAATACATAGTCGATAACTACTTCATGCCTAAGTGCAAATATATGGGGTTCTGTAAAGAAAGATATACTTGCGGAGCGATGCCACGAAGAGACACATCCGTGTAAGCACGTAATCATGCCTATGGAAAGCAAAATTCGAAATCCATATCGGATGAGACAGCTTATCGACTTCACAGGCTTGGAGCTTGGCGGTGGGATATATCCAACAGATATAGACGGCCTTATTGAGTACCATGACAAGGAATACATACTGATAGAAGTGAAGTACGGAAAAACAAAAGTACCATTTGGGCAAAAGCTTGCGATGGAACGGATGGTTGATGATTTCACGAAGATAGGGAAACCGTCCGTAGCCATCGTATGTGAGCATAACGAGAAGGATGCAAAGAGACATGTCATTGCTGCAAATTGCCGCGTCAGGGAAATCTATTACGGCGGCGAAAAGCAATGGAGGAAAACGGATACTAAGATGACTGTCAGAGAATTCATTGACAGTTTTCAATTATTTTTGTCTGCAAAGGAGGGATAGAAGAGTGCAAGTAATTGTAATTTCAGGCAAAGCACAGAATGGGAAAGACACAACCGCTGGCTTTCTGAAGGAGGCTCTTGAAGCAGATGGGAACTCAGTCCTTATCGCACACTATGGAGACTTAGTCAAATATGTTTGCAAGATGTATTTTGGATGGAACGGAGAAAAGGACGAATATGGGCGCTCACTTTTGCAATATGTCGGGACAGATGTCATTCGAGCGCAGAATGAAAACTATTGGGTTCAGTTTGTTGGGAATATATTAACTTTCTTCAATAGAGAGTGGGATTATGTCTTAATTCCAGACTGTAGATTCCCGAATGAAGTAAACCATATGAAGGAACTTGGCTTTGATACAACACATATCAGAGTAATCCGAGATGGGTTTATAAGTCCTCTCACCGAGGAGCAACAAAAACATCCATCAGAAACGGCCTTGGACAATATCACGCCGGATACATACATTCATAACGATGGGTCACTTTCCGATTTGCGGGAAAAAGTAATTCAACTTGTAACAGACTTCAATGGCAATCACCAGATGACATTTGAAGAAATCATTGACTAAGGGAGGCAACCGCTATGGCTAAGACAAATCCAGACAGCTATTACGATATTGAATTTGAGGTAGATGAGATTCTACTCAAGAGCGGCCTTATCGAGGACATCTTCTATTTGAAAGACCTTAAGCAGCGGAAGCTGTTTATTGCGTCCAACATCAGCCAGGAGACAATCGAAGACGCAGTGCGCCATATCATGCAGTTCAATCGGGAGGATTATGGGATTCCTGCGGAAGAGCGCAAGCCGATTATCCTCTATGTATCCTCAAATGGTGGGGATGTCGATTCAGGGTTTGAGCTGATTGATGTGATTATGAACAGCACGACACCGGTGTATACCATCAACCTCGGGTACCAGTATTCTATGGGCTTCCTGATTGGCCTTGCAGGACATAAGCGGTATGCGATGCCAAATGCAAAATTCCTCATGCATGACGGCAACAATTTCGTTTTTGACTCAGGTGCGAAAGCACAAGACCGCATGGAGTTCAACAAGAAGATGGAGAACAGAATCAAAAACTACATTCTTTCCAGAAGTAATCTGACTGCTGAAGAGTATGACAGTAAGTATCGGATTGAATGGTATATGTTCGGAGACGAGGCAAAGGAGAAAGGCTTCGTTGATTTCATCATCGGAGAAGATTGTAAGCTGGACGAAATTGTGTGAGGTGTTTCTATGCAAGAGTATTACGGGTTCCGTGATGCAGTTATGTCTGACGACGAAATGTCAGAATTTTATAGCAGCGAACGGAACGAAAACACTTACGGCTGTCTCCAAAATGAGTATCTTGTGCTGAAGAACGAGGACGGCCAAGTGTGCGACCAATTCAAATGGAACGGTACACATTACATAAAAGTCCCGTATAAGCAGGTTAACACCAGATTCATTGGTAAAGTAAAGCCAAGAAACCTACAGCAGCAGCTTGCTTTGGACATGCTCTATGACCAAGATATCACCGTTAAGGTTTTGGTTGGTAAGTTTGGAACAGGCAAGGACTACTTGATGACTTCCGCAGCGGTTGACCAACTTGAGAGGGGAAAGTTCGATAAGATTGTATGGGTGAGAAACAATATTGAGGTCAAAAACTCAAAGCCGATTGGACATCTCCCAGGAGATTATAAAGATAAACTCCTCCCTTTTGCCATGCCGCTCGCAGACCATCTCGGTGGTATAGAAGGTCTTGAATACATGCTTAGTAACAACAAGGTCGAACTGGTTCATCTTGGATTTATTCGAGGCAGGGATATCAAGAATTCAATTATCATGTGTTCCGAAGCAGAAAACATGACTAAGGAACATATCCAGCTATTGCTTGGGCGTGTCGGAGAGGGCTCATCGCTGTGGATAAACGGAGATTATAAGCAGGTTGATGGGGATGTCTTTATGAAAAATAGTGGGCTCATTATCGCCGTAGATAAACTGAAGGGACATCCACGATTTGGATTTGTCAAACTGCTTAAGACAGAAAGAAGTGAAACTGCTGCAATGGCAGATTTGTTAGATTGAGCCGGAGGTGCAATGGAAAAATTAACACTATTGGTTGACATGGACGACACGATTGAAGACCTGCTTGGAGCATGGCTTACTTACCTAAATCAAAAACATGGAACCAATGTTGGGAAGGATGATATTACGCAGTGGGATATTTCTGCTGCGTTCCCATCCTTATCAAAACAACAGGTATACGAGCCAATCCTCCTGAATGATTTTTGGAAGACGGTGAAGCCGAAAGATGGGGCATATGATGCTTTAGAAAAAATGCTCGCAGACGGACACTCTATTTATATTGTTACCGCTTCGAATCATGAAACCTTACATACAAAAATGGAATGCGTCCTGTTTCGGTATTTCCCATTTCTTTCATGGAATAACGTGATTGTTACATCGAACAAGCAAATGATAAAGGGGGACATCCTGATTGACGATGGCGTACATAACCTCATCGGTGGTGAGTATGTAGGGATTTTGATGGATGCTCCACACAATAAAAACTTCCCAAACGATGAGTTCGGGATTACCCGTGTATACAATTGGGAAGACGCATATGAAGTAGTAACGAAGATGTCGATGAAAGGACGGTAATGCATATGATTGTGCTTTATTCAACAGGGTGTCCCAAATGTGGGATACTGAAAAAGAAATTGGATGAAAGGGGAATGCAATATCAAGAGAACACAGCGGTAGAAGAAATGCTGTCACTCGGAATTACGTCTGTTCCTGTCTTATGCGTTGACGGACAGATGTTGGATTTCTCAAACGCTGTGAAATGGATTAACACTCAGGGGGATTGATAGAATGGACATTACACTGAAACTTTCCAAGGACTTTGAGAGATGCTTGGAAGATTTGAAAAAGAAATACGGCGAGGATTTTGAATACATCAACGGCGTTCATCCAAGCCAGCTCGACTTTTCTGAGTTCATCGATAACTTTGTTGATAAAGATACTTTGGCCGATGCGTCTATCGACCCCAATGCCAATGCAAACCACAAAGATATTCGAAGCTTTATGACGGAGAAGGCTAAGAGTGAAGATAAGCTGTTTGGTTTGAACAAGATTTTCCTCACCATTAAAAAACAGTGGGGGCTGCGCACAGCAAAACAATGGTTGGAGCAGGAGTTCAGCAAGGGTTTTTACCTGAACGATAGCACAACCGCATCATACTTCCCGTACTGTTGGGCAAACGACCTGACACGACTGGCAACCGAGGGATTGTTCTTCCTGACTAACTACAATCATCAGGCGCCGAAACACTTGACAACATACTTTGATGACGTTATTGAGTTCGTGTCGTTCCTTTCAAACAGACAGTCTGGTGCAGTTGGTCTTCCCAATGTTCTTATTTGGGCATGGTACTTCTGGCAAAAGGATGTAGCAGATGGATATTGCATGAAGAACCCTGACTACTACGCACGACAGCAGTTCCAGAAGTTCATCTACCGTTTGAACCAGCCGTTCCTACGGATTGACCAGTCTGCCTTTACCAATGTCTCCATCTTTGACCGTCCGTATCTGGAGTCCCTGTTCGGCGGCGTTGAATTCCCGGATGGTCAGCTTGCAATTGACCATATTGAAGACTTCGTTGAATTCCAGAAGGTTTTCATGGAGGTTGTGAGCGAAATCAGAGAAGAGAATATGTTTACATACCCTGTACTGACATACTCTTTGTACTACAAAGATGGGAAGTTCCAGGACGAAGAGTTTGCTCGTTGGGCGAGCGACCATAATGTTGAATGGAGCGACTCCAACTTCTTTGTTAGTGACAATATTGGTATTCTGAGTAATTGCTGCCGGCTGCTCAGCGACACTAAAAAGCTTGATGCGTTCATCAACTCCATTGGCGGTACTGCACTATCCGTTGGTTCTTGTAGGGTAAGCACTATCAATCTCGTTCGTATCGCTTATGAAAGTAAGATGAACAAAAAGAAGTATCTGGAGATTTTGAGAGACCGTGTTCTCCTGGATTGCAAGGCGTTGTCATCTATGCGCCACATTATCAAGAGAAACATCGAGAAGGGACTTCTGCCAAACTATCAGGATGGAGCAGTTGAACTGGACAAGCAGTTCTGTACAATCGGCGGTATTGGAATGTATGAGGTCATGGATTTGTTCGGCTTAATCGAAGAAGATGAGATGGGGAACAAGTATTATTCGGATGAAGCGGTCGAGTTCGCCACAACAATTCTTGATACCATCAACGATGTAAAGGATAACTTCGAGTGCGACTTTACATTCAACCTTGAAATGATTCCTGCCGAGAACTGTGCCGGAGTTATCTGTGCTGCTGATAATCTGCTGTTTGAACAAAACAAGTATTTTATCTACAGCAATCAGTGGATTCCCCTGATGGAGAAATGCACTATCCAAGAGAAGTGCCGCCTCGGTTCACTCTTTGATATGAAGTGTGGTGGCGGGTGTATCGCTCACATCGATGTTGAGAGTCGCTTCCCAAATAAAGAAACGGCATGGGATATGCTGAATTACGTGGCGTCGCAGGGCGTCATTTATTTTGCATTCACGACCAAGATTTCTGTGTGTGAAGACAAGCACGCATTTATGGGAACAAAGACATGCCCAACGTGCGGCAAACCGATTGCTGATACATACGCTCGTGTCGTTGGCTTCTATACACCCGTGAGTAGCTATCAGGCCGTCAGAAAGCGTGAGTTCAATCAGCGTAAATGGTATGATGTTTTGACGAAAAACGAGGTTATGTGATGAGGGTAAAAGGAATCATAGAAGAGGATTTTGCAAATTACAAATCCCCAGCAATGTTTATCAATACTTGCTTCTGTGATTTCAAATGCTGTAATGAAGCTGGTCTGGACATAGGGGTGTGCCAAAACGCACCCCTTGCCCAGGCAGCTATTAAGCAAATCGCAGACGATGTAATTTATAGACATTTTGCATCTAACCCAATCACGAAAGCAGTTGTTATCGGCGGTATGGAACCTATGATGCAAATAGATGAGGTAGCCGCTCTAATAAGCCTATTCAGGGCAAATGGGTGTAATTCAACATTTATCATTTACACTGGGTATTACCCAGAAGAAATTGATAAAGAGATTAAATTGCTGCGAAGGTTTGGGAACATCGTTATAAAGTTTGGCAGATACATACCAGATAGGCAGAGTCGTTATGATGACGTACTTGGTATCAATTTGTCATCCGATAATCAGTTCGCCAAACAAATATGTTAAGGGTGATTTGAATGAACAAAAACCGAGAAAAATCAGCAGGCTCTAAAGCCGGCACTGTATTGGGTAACTGGCTTGCGAACCTGAGCAGGTTTTTAACTATGCTGTTCTGTGTATTGCGAGCGTGTGATGTCATTGACTGGCAATGGTATTGGGTTATAAGCCCTACTATTATTGCATGGGCAATTGCATTCGTGATGTTTGCGCTTGCCGGTGTATTGACTGTCGTAGTATCACAAGGAGAGGACTAATTATGAAAATTAGCACAAATCCAGATAAGGAATATGTCGCTGAAATCAGGCGGCAGCTTAAAGCAAACTCGGGGTACTGCCCGTGTTCTCTGTTAAAGAACAAAGACACTAAATGTATGTGCAAAGAGTTCAGAGATATGGAAGAAGGAATGTGCCACTGTGGTCTGTATATAAAGGAGAAATGAAAATGATTAAAAGAACAATTCGAGAAACAGTGAGGGAATATGACGCAGATGGTAAGGTGGTAAAACAGACTGTCACAGAAACAACCGAGGAAGACGATACAGTTTACTACCCAACGTACAACCCGTTCCTGTATACATCGCCGTCAATATCTCCATCGGCAGAACCAACGTGTTCTTGCGATACTAATTCAGAAAAACAATAATCGTGGAAACAAGCAAAGGAGTGTTAATATCCGAAAGATACAAAAAGGATTGATGTGTGTGTTAGTAGCTGTCGCTGTGTTTTCAATGGCAGGAGCAGCAAGTGCAAGTGAAATAAAAAACAATATTGATATGGCAATTCAAAAACAGAAAGAAGCTCATGAGATTGCTGAATATGTCAGAGGATTCGGTGAGGCAGAAGACCATCCGGCAATTCTATTCGCTCAAGAGAAATGGTGGGAGCAACAAAAAATCCTTACTAAATTATATAAGGATTACGAACAAGCAATTTCTCAGGAGGAATCAAAGGGTACATACATAGGAACCTTTCGAATCTCTCATTATTGTCCTTGCTCTATCTGTAATGGTGGTTATTCTGGCACTGCGACTGGTGCCACATTAACACCTTGGTATACAATTGCCGTTGACCCGTCGGTAATCAAGCTTAATAGCACGGTATATATCGATGGGTATGGAGAATTCAAAGCGCAAGATACAGGAAGCGCAATCAAAGGAAATAGAATTGACGTCTGTGTGAGCAGCCACGAAGAAGCATATCGGCTTGGCGTTGTATATAAAGACGTTTACATAAAATAAGGGGGTTACATATGAATCGTGTAGGTGAGTTTGAGAAGGTAAGCTTTGAACAATTTTACACTGCAATGAGTGAGATTGTAGATACTGAACAAAAAGAAGAGTTTATTCGGTCTGCATACGACAATTTGGCGCTGCCCAATCGAGCAACGAGCGGTTCTGCTGGATATGACTTTAAGTCTCCTTTTGATTTTACTCTTAAGCCGGGGCAAACAATCAAGATTCCAACTGGAATTCGTGTGAAGATTGATGACGGATGGTGGCTCGGTGGATTTCCACGCAGTGGGCTTGGATTCAAATATAGATTCCAGCTTGATAACACAGTCCCTGTTATTGACAGCGACTATTATGGTTCGGATAACGAAGGCCATATCTTCATTAAGGCCACAAACGATACAAAGGAAAACAAGACGATTGAAATCCATGCTGGCGACAAGTTCGTGCAGGGAATTTTCATTCCATACGGCATCACATATTCAGACAATGTAGATAACGTAAGAAATGGCGGCATGGGCTCCACGGATACAAAGGAGAATGTGCGATGAGCAGCAAAAGTTCGAGCAGTGGGCTTGGTATCTTGGATGTCGTCGCCGTTGTATTTATTATACTGAAGCTAATAGGCGTGATTAACTGGAGCTGGGTATGGGTCTTATCACCAATATGGCTTCAACTTATTATCCTGTTGATTGTCATATGTGTAATTGCTATTAAAGACCGTTAATCACAGCAGAAAGAATGGGCTGGCTTATTGCCAGCCCTATTTTTTTATACTCGAAAGTAGGTGTTATATGAATAAATCCACGCAAATTCCGTTCTGGGAACGATATACAATGAGTGTAGAAGAAGCATCAGCGTATTTCCGTATAGGCGAAAATAAGTTGAGGAAGCTTATCAGCGAAAATAACGATGCTGATTACATACTGTGGAATGGGAACAGACCGCAAATAAAGAGGAAAAAGTTCGAAGAGTATGTAGATAGGCACAATTTAATTTAGATATCTTGAAAAACAGAGCCGGCTATGATACACTGAGTTAGTCGTATTATTGTGGGCTCTTTATCGGAAGGGGTTGAATATGTCCGAAAAGAGACGCGACAACAAAGGCAGAATCCTTCGGCAAGGAGAGCTGCAGAGAAGTGACGGCAAGTATGAGTACAGATATTTTGACGTGAAAGGGGAGAAGAGAAGCGTCTATAGTTGGAAGCTGGTAGACACTGACAAGATTCCAAAAGGAAAGAGAGATTGCCGTGCGCTCAGGGACATTGAGCGAGATATACGTAGAGATATCGAAGATGGAATCAATAGCCATGAGGCGTACCGAACATCTCTAAATAGGTTCTTTGACGATTATATCGAAACAAAATATGAACTGAAGTCGTCCACCAGAACTAACTATAAATATATGTACAATAAGTATGTCCGGGAGGAAATCGGGTATAAAGATATTGCCTCAATTAAGTTCAGTGACATCAAAAAATTTTATATCCACCTGATTAAAGACATCGGATTCAAGCCAAATAGTATGGAGATAATTCATACGATTTTACACCCGATATTTACTATCGCAGTAAGAGATGGGCTAATTCGGTTAAACCCAACAGATGGTGTGATGGCCGAAATTAAGAAGAGCCATAATTGGGAGAAACCAAAACGGCATGCTTTGACAGAGCCCCAGCAATCTGCATTTGTAGAGTTTATCAAGGCGAGTAAGAAGTATAGGCATTGGTTACCTCTGTTTACTGTACTGCTTGGTACAGGGTGTAGAGTTGGAGAGGTCGTAGGTCTTCGATGGCAAGACTGTGACTTCAATGAGAAGATGATTACGATTGACCATAGCCTGATATATAGGCCGCAGGAGGACGGAAGCGGATGCGCATTCCGAGTAACTACCCCAAAGTCTAAGGCTGGTGTGCGTGTTATCCCAATGCTTGACGCAGTAAGGCAAGCGTTGCTCGAAGAACGTCTACGTCAAATGAGAGTTGGGTTTAACCAATCAGTGATAGATGGATATAGCGGATTTATTTTTTCGAATCGATTTGGAAGCGCTCTATCGCCACACTGCATCAACAGAGCGATTGAGAGGATATCCAGAGATTATAATGAGGTGGAATCAGAATCCGCAAAAAAAGAAAAGCGCCAACCTGAACTTCTCCCTCATTTTACAGTTCATAATCTTAGGCATACATTCTGCACACGCTTCTGCGAGAATGAGACCAACTTAAAGGTCATACAGGAGATTATGGGGCATGCCGACATTTCAACAACGATGGATATTTATAATGAGGCGACAAAAGAAAAGAAGAAAGAAAGCTTTGCGAACCTTGAGGGAAAGGTCAAAATCAGTTAATCGAATTTACACCTGGTTTTACACCTTTTCAGAGTGGAGTTACGTTAGCTTATAAGGTTTTATGTGTACTACAGGTTTTAAGACACGTTGTGTCGCAACGGCTTCAACAGGATATAAGAAGATATGGGAATGCTGCCTTCACATCCCGACCATGAAACCTATCGACTGAAAAACCTAGGTTTTATATGGTTTTTTTGA